TTCGCATTATCTATTCCCTAGTAAGTTTGTTAGGTAAGGGGGAGAAATAACATGAGCGCAGAAGATATATTTTTAGGTAGCCAAGCAAGTTTGACATTAGTTCCTGAAGTGGACTTATGGATTCCATTAAATCACACGAATAGCACAACAACCGTTTTAGAATGCGGTGATTCGTGGGAAGCACATTTTTTACTTGTAAATAACCTATATGTTGGGTGTATTGTTGAATTATATGATTCAGCCGCCCAAACCACAGTAGTTTCAACTCACACTATTACAGCCAATACTGCTAATTCGTTCACTATTTCACCCGCCCACTCGCACACCTTAGCAAGTGGAGATTTTATTCATATTAGAGGATATGGCGCACCTTGCGTTGGTGAAAAGTCTACTAACACAAAGAGGCTTAATGCTGATAATTGGTTAGGTATTCTTGAAAGTGCTACCTTCCCTGATGTTGAGGTAGAGATGAAACAATTAAATTTGTCTCTCGGTGGTTCAAGAAACTATACTTATCAATATAAAGGCATTGAAACCGCAGGTGCGGCAAATCTTAATCTTGTCGCAAATCATGGTGCTTTTCTATATTATGCTTTGGGACGATGCACAGAAATTACTGCTACATTTGGGAACCCTTCGGGTCATTCTCCTGTTGATGTATTAAATGCTCATGGAACTCCTACTGTTGATGATAGACGGCATGTTTATCTTGAATCATCTAATGCTACTGGAGAACACACAATTACTACATTTTTAGAACAAGGCCCAATCTTTTACAAAACAGCGAGAGCATCAGATACTTTACTCCCACCTCTTCTTAACGGATTTGATACTGCGGCAACTACAGAATTAGTCAATAGAACAACTACTACTGCAACTGCTTTAACAAACCCAATTACTTACAAATTTGAAGAAGCAAATGGTGAAAAACTACCTTCTTTTGCTTTAGAACAAACTTTGGCTAAGACTAGCACATTAACTACGAATACTGAATCCGATTCAGAAGATACTACTTTTGTTCGTATTGCTAGAGGAAACCGAGTCAATACCTTAACAATGACGGCTAACGAAAATGAAGAAATTAAAATGACTCTTGACTTAAATGCAAGAGCAGTTCACAAATTAGAGCAAGATGAAAATTATGAAGCAAGAGGCGGAATTACTGATAATCGTCAATTATTTAATTTTGAGCAAGCCAATGACTCAAGCACAACTGATAAAGATGCTGAATTTTTAGAGCCTTTCTTCTTTTCAAGTGGATTGTTCAGCGTATTTGGACAACAGTTCTTGAAAATTACAAACCTTACTTTGACCATCAACAATAATCTTCAAGACAAGAGATTTGTGGGTATTGGTAATAAATCAATCAAAGACGCTATTCCAGCACAAAGAACCTATGAAGTTTCTTTTACTGCTATGGTGACTGATGATAAATTGTTTGAAGAATTGTTAAATCAAACAGAAGTAGGTAGTGCAACAGATACTCTCTTAACTCTACAATTTGATAAAGCAAATGGAGAGCAGATTTTGATGAAGTTCCAAGACTATTTCCTTAGTTCTGCAAACTTTACTATTCCTGATGATAAAGGCCCAATTACCGTTGAAGGAACGGTTATGCCGAGAACATTAAACTCATGCACAGTTAAGACTCATTGGGTTTTGCAGGGGTGATTAAATGGTTTCCAAAGCAGAAAAAGGTCGCTTGATTAGAGAAGCATCTAAGAAAAAGAAGGTTAAGAAAGAGACTACTAAAAAATCTAAGTTAGCAGAATAATATTCCACCAACACCGTTTGTTTGTTTGTTGGTATAAAAGGTGGATAAAATGTTGAACAAAAAAGTTGTATCAGATAAAAGCGTGCTTTTTGCACTAACCGAGCCAAAACTACACTATATTCGTGTAGCACCTGAGAAAGAAGAATACCTCAAAGTCTGGGTAAAAGAACCCACATGGCTTGAGGTTGATAAGGCCATGAACGCCATGATGAAGATTGATGCAAAGCGTCAAGACATGGAGTTAGACCTAAACGCTATGTTTAGATTCATGGTTGAAAATTTCGTAGTAAAGACTGAACCAAGTCTTTCTGCGATTGACATTTTACGACTCACGCCGTATATCGGCAATCAGTTAAAAGAAATTCTCCCAAACCCGTTTTCGGCGTTAGAGGAGGATGAAGAAAAAAACGAAGACTAAAGGGGGTATTCAAGGGAAGACAAGGTTCCCCTGAAGATATTTCCTTGATTATCGTTTATACTTTAGCGAAAGCATTAGCAATAAGCCCATTAGAAATCTATAAAATGCCGAGTTCTCTTGTTATAGATTTATTGTCAGTTCATAAAGTTATGATGGAATTAGAAAAAGAAGAGATGGATAAGATAGAAAAACAATCTAAATCTAGTATGAGAGGAATGTGATAGATATGAGTAATGTCACCGTTTTGACTCAAGAAACTAATACCTTAACAGATTCATTAAATGAAATGAATAAGGCGTTAGCATCTATGAAAAAATATTATGATAATTTAAATAAAACTCAAGAAGAAGCATTAAAACTTAAGAAATTAAATAAACAAGAATTAAGAGAAACAGTTCAGGACGAAGAAGGGTTAAAAAAGAGAACTAAAATTCTTAATACAACTTTAAAACTAAATAATGATATGCTAACTTTTGGCATAAAAAGCCTTAGAGATTATAGAAAAGCGGGAGGAACAACCTTAGAATACCTTGCTACTTTTATGACTTCAACAAAAGAAGAGGTTAGATTACTTGGTTTTGAGGCCGCTTCTGCTAGAAGGTTTATGTATGGATTTCTACCGCCCGGAATGTTTAGATTGGTAAATAAAGTAGCAACTGCTTTCAATGGTATGGGAAGCGCAATAAGAGCAATTAGGGATTCTGCTTCAGGTGCAAATAAAGAAAGCAGTAATTTATTTTCTACTCTTGCGGCTGGAATGGTCGGTCTTGCTAAATTACCTAAAATGACTTTAGGTGATTTTAAGAAAGGGTTGGGCGGAATAACAAAAGTAGTAGGTAAAGATTTTGAAAGAGCAAAAAAAATAAAACAGTCAAAGAAAGATGAAAAAGACCTACTAGTATCAATTAAAAAATTAGAAGCGAAAGGCAAACAACCTGACTACTTAAAAACCCTACTTAAAAAACAGAAAAAAAGAACCTATGACATGGAAAGAAGAAGAAATAAAGCATTAGAAAAAACCAAAATAGGCAGGGCGATTTTAGCGATGAATAAAGTATTCACAGCATTACAACCAAAAAATATTGCTCGTTTCTTTGTGAAGGCTCTTCAATTTTTCTTAAAGGGCATGATATATATGACTCTAACTCTGGCTGTCCTTTATATCTTATACAAGACAGTTGGAAAAACATTGATAGCAGCGTTTAAAGAAGCATTACCAACAATAAAATTAGCAGGTCAAGTAATAATGGGTTCAATTTCTATGATTTGGTCAGGGATTACTGATATATGGAATGGCTTTTTCGGTGATGGAAACCTATCTGATGTTATAGATGGTATGATTAAAATTGCTGTTGGTATTATCGGTGTAGCAGTTGGAATTATTGGAGCAGGTCTATTATTCATAGGTGGGATATTTGTAGAATTTTTTAAACAAGGATGGGTAAGATTCACAGAATACCTTAAAGGTGTGGGGAGTAAATTTTCTGAAAAAATAGGATATATTGCGGGTGTTATTGCTTTTATTGTAGTTGTTGGTGCTTTCATTATGAGTGCGCCAGTTTGGTTAGCGGCTCTTCTTGGTTTAATTGCATATAGACTTGTGAGATTATTTACAGATAAAATACCCTTTATGGCTAATGGAGGCATCGCTCAAGGAGGACTAACTGTTGTTGGTGAAAAAGGCCCAGAATTGGTAAATCTTCCAAGAGGAGCAAGAGTTAATTCTAACCGAGATAGTAAAAAGATGGTTGGAGGAAAATCTGTTGTAAATAACTTCAATATTACTGTTAATGCAAAAGATTCTTCAAAAGCAGAAATGCGTAGAATGGCAGATGAAATTGGTCGCATGATTAATTCTAAAATTAACAGAAGCACTTCTTCAAGTACATTTAGGTGATTTAAATGAGTTATGTATATCTAAAATTACAAAAACATAGTGGTAGTAGTGCAACAATTGATACTATTCCATTGAAGGTGAATAGCATAAGTGTTTCGGTTGATAAAACGATTCCCGCTATTCCTATTCCTTTAAGTGGTTTAGCAACAGGAGAATCAACTACCGTTGCTTTAGATTTAGGAATGTCTAATAAAAGAATTTCATTAAATGGGATTATTGTTGATACAGAAATAAGAAGAAGCCACACTAAATCAGGAGGAAGTGCTACTAACCTAACTTTTACAGCGCAAGAAGTCGCTCAAATGATTGCTTCGGGTGTTGATTCAACAGGTCTGGCTTCTTATCAAGCAATTAATGAATTGGTCATTCTTATGGATTCAAAGGTTGATGAAAACTATGCAGAAAGAGCCAGCACCATTCAAATTCCTTTAACCTTTAGAGCAAGAGGAAATGCCTTAGAAAAGGACAATACGAATGTTATCGGTTCATTTGCTTTTCCGACATCTTCAACATCTAAAGGTCTTAATGGATTTATTCAGAGTTTTTCTTATGAAATGACAGGGGAAACAATTGAAGTTTCTTTTAGTTTAGAATTTGTTGTAGCAAATGTTCTTCCTTGAGGTTTTATCATGTCATACGCTATTTTTACAGGAAAACAACGCTCGCTTGTTTTTCCAATTATGTGTAATGGTTTTTTGACAATTGATTATTCAGATAATGTAGTTTCATCTGCATCAGGAATACCTTATGGTATCTGGGATTTAGATAATAATTTTACATTTGAGTGTGTATTGACTCCCTATGAAATTAATGGTTATGGAACTCATAGTAGTACGGGCGACACTTACATACCGACTACTGGGAGTCTTTCAAAGGTAAGTCATAGCGATGGTTTGGGTATTGTTTCCAATAGTAAAAAAATAATGCCTGCTTTAGAGGAATCTATCTATACTGCTGGAACACAAAATAATCATCAAAGCGAATTATATTTACCAAGAGCAAATCGTAAAAACCATGAAATGAGAATTTTTCATAGCACTAACTTTCAAGTGAGTTTAATAAATGATACTCTACATAACGAAAATAATCCGGCAAGATATAAAATAAAAGTCGGAATTAAGTTAGGTTCGGCCTCTATGGAAAACTTTACAACTGATGCTGTAATTTTACCGAATGAAGGGGGTCAATACAGTTATTCTTCTACACCCGACTTACAGGGCTTTGATACTGATGGCAAGTTAAAATATAGAAGGATAAGTTTTGCTCTTGCTGGTTCATCAGGAACTACTCTTAAGATGACGACTGGAACAGGAGTTGATGATAAGTTATTTGAAAATGTTGAATTATTTACTAGAAGTGGAACAGATTTAGTATCTATTGGTCTATTTGATAGTAAGCCTTCTGCTAGCACTATTACTCTAAAGTCTGCACTAACGAGAACTATTTCTTCTGGCGACCCAATTTTTATTAAACATATTCAAGAGCCGAGTTATATTAATAACATATATCATATTGCCTGTTCTTGGGATAATCAAAATAAAGAGATACTTATCTTTTTTAATGGTCGTTTAGTTAAGACAGCAACACACACCCAAACAGATTCATTTACAATGGCCGCAGAAGATTTTTATGTCGGTGCAAATGGAACAGGGGCAACGGGGGCTAATTCAGCCACTACTAATAATCAATTTATGGGAGAATTGCATGAATTGAGTATTATGAATATCAGAAAAACTGAATTTAGTGCAGTTAATAACCTAATGCCTAATTTAAATAATACTGTTTTATATTTAAGATTTGAGGAGGTGGATGAATGAGCATTAATATTGAGGGAGATGATTTCAATACTCCCACTAACCCCTATCTAATTGATTCTTTAAGCGGTGCTTCTACGGGGCATCGTGTTTATGCGGTTATTGCTACAGATGGAGAAATTTCAGCAAGCATTACTGGATGGGTTTCCGGTTCATCTATTACAGAAAATAATAATTTAAACAATACAAAAGGATTTAGAATTAAATGCTATGACTCTCTCACTACAACTGGAGTTAGATTTAATCCGAGTGCATCTGACTTAAACGCTAACGATTATTTTGTTCTTGTGCATTCTGATAAGCCTTTACAACACCACTTTGCAAAAATTACTGAAGTATTAACAGAAGATGAATATGGGGATGCATTTGAATTTGAACCAAAGTTAGGTAATGAAATAGCCAAAGATACAAAATTTATTATTTTTCAAATGCCCAAAAATACTGGCGTTGTTGCTATTTCGGCAGGAATGAAACAAGATGATGATTTAGGAAGTTTAGATAATAATTTTGAGGGAGAATTAGTTAGAAGGTTATCTGTAGCAAGACCGCTATTTTATTTCTATAATGATAGTTTAGATAAGCCGAATGAATTAGACCATAATACAAAATATATGGTTCTTAGAGAAGTTAATGATGCCTCTACTTCTAATGGTGCTACATTATCAAAGGCAGACGATTCAAAACCTTTTACTACTGTTCAAGATTTTGGTAAGAAGGTTATTGATTACAGTAGGTTTAGTTATAGTATTACTATGACTGATAAATTAAGAGATTTAGATGATGATTCTACAAATTCGGTATCAAACGAGGGAAGCCCCGCTTCATTTAATTTTTCTTCATCAAGCGATGATTATAGTGGTAGATTTATCAATGCGGAAAGAGAAGCAGAAGATAAAATTGACTCTACTGTTTCAAATATGAGATATACTGGGCCAAAAAGATATTTACATTATGACTTTTCACCTACTAAATCAAACTTTCTTTACAATGTATATGACCATACAAATACCGAATCTATTGACGGCAAGGGCGGCTTTTCAGAAACCTCTATCATTGATAACGGCAGAATTATGCCAAGAAAGATAAAAGAGTTTGACGCATATCGTGTAAGGCATAATATTCATCGTGGTGATATGAATGAGTTCTTTTCTTTGCCCGCAACATTTAGTTCAAAAACTTCTAATGCCGTATTTTCTTTTGAAACAGAATATAATTTAAATACTGTTCTAAATGCAGGAGATGAGGTCAAGTTAGGAGATAACATTTTAATTGTTCAGTCTTTTGGAAGCCTGTCTGGAACAACCCAAGAGATAACCTTCCAATCGTCCACCCATCCCTTTGTGAGAACGGAGAACGACGGTGTTTTTACCGCACAGTCCACGACACCGACAAGCGGAGATGTGCTTAAACGGCGAGCATATAACGCCACAGACGGGACGCTTATGCTTGATATTTCACTACTAAACGGCAGGTTTAGCAAGATGTATGTCTCTTTTACATCATTAAATCATAATGAAAGATTTGCTACCATTACTGCTTGTGATGCTGTAAAAGGTATGATTACTCTCTCATTTAGTGATGACTCCTACAATACTAATCCGTTAAGTTTTGCTAAAGGACAATATCAACTCTTTATTGAAAGATTTAATGGTGAAGTTGAAAATATTGAAAGTAAAAAGGAGAATGGACAAACTATTATGGAGATTCAAGGAAGAGATAAGTTTAGTAAATTACTTTCTCCGATTGTGAATCTAAATACTTTGTTTAGTGAGGATATTATTTATTCTAGCAATAGCCCGTATAATAAATTAGCCTCCATTAAATCCGGAACAAACCTTAGTGTGGCCCTAGGAGCAATTTATGTAGATACAGGTATTGTTGCTTTAACTTCTAATTTTGACAATTACCCTGCTGTTGGAGATAAGTTATTTACTGTTAATGGATATTTAGGAGAAGTTGTAGATTTACTATTTCACGCAACAGTTAATTTAAGAATTGAAATCACCCCCGCAATAACAGAAGCGAACTCGGAAGAAATATATATTGCCACAGAAAAAAATTATATTCTCTCAAAAGCACTTGGCTCATCTCATCTTGCTACAAATAAACCATCTTCTCTTACAGGAGCCGCTAATAAGGGATTAATTTTTACATCAGGTAATAAAATCAAAAGAGTGAGTTTAACCGCAACAACAAATGGAAATACTACAGTAAATATTTCAGCAACAGGAGAAGATACCTCAGACTTAGAAGCAGGTATGATTATATCGGGTCATAGCGGTATTCCTACGGGAACAACAATTGTTTCGGTTGATAGCACCTCTGCAATCACTATAAGCGCATCAGCAACAAATAGTGCCGCCGAAGCAGGAACGGTTTTCTTTGGTGGCGAAGACACCAGTTTAGTCTCAACGAGCGCAAACGCAAGCGAGGGAGCGATTGGTTATGCAATCAATAAGCCATCATCTATCTCAAATGACTTTGCTTTCCAAGCATTATTGAAAGACGAACATGGAAGCGCAGGGTCATCCTCCTTTGATACGGTAAATACTCTAATTGATTTTGAAGTCGTTTCAACTTCAAAGAAGGACAACATTACAGAAATTGAATTAGCCCCATATGTTCCTATCACTTTGGGAAGAAAAATACCTAATTTTGGAAATACAGAAGGATATACTTTAACAGAAAGGGCTACTATTGAGCATACTGGTGCAAACATTAATAGCGCAAACCCGAATATTATTGAAGCCACAAATGACGGCATTAAAAATTTAGACCGAAATGACCCTGTATTTATTGGTGCAAGTGCAGACACAGCCACCTTTGCAGGATTTGTTAGAACAAAAAAGATGATAAGAGGAACTGCCGACCAAAGTAATTTATTATATTTAGATAGAGACTTTACTACAACAGCAGGTCATAAAATATATTCTGTAAGTAAAGACACTCACGATTTATTTTTGATAAATGGGGCGCACTTATGGGGAGGAAAAATGCTTTCTTTGCCTCATAGCAAACTAACCTCATCCGGGCCAGTCCCTTTAAACTTAGATAATATCTATGGTAGTAACACAGATACAAATAAAAAATATGGACAATCGTTATACAAAACAATTTCTATGTCTTTTGGACAGTTTAATATTTTACTGAAAGAGCCAAGTAATGCGGTATATGGTTTTAGACGAACCTATCCGAATAATTCAAACTTTAGTTATTCTACAGTCGCTTACAAATTTTCTCCAAATATTTTATCTGATAATAAAAATGAATTTGATAAGACGGGAACGGGTAATGATATTCACATGGACTTTGATATGAGGGGTTTTGGAAGTGCATATGGCTCATTATTTTCTGGTCTTGAAAGAATTAGAAGAAACCAAGACTCTAAATATCCCGATGATTTTTCATCAAGCGTTTCAGCGACTGAATCTTTATTGTCCTCCATAAGCCAAAAAGTAAGTAATGCAGCAACATTATTTTTATATATCAATTCTGATTTATTACCATATTCGTCATTAAGAAAAGATAGTCTGATGGACGGTAATAAAAATTTGATAAATTATAATTTATTTTTGGTAGAAAATAATAAGTTAAAGGACAAAGTATTAGAATTTACGGAAACTTCTTCAGGTAATCAACTATTATTAACCGATAACTCATTTCAAACTATATCTATTACTGATAATACTGACATTTCTACTCTGAAAAGATTTGGACTGATGAGATTAACAGAAATTTGCTTTGATATTCATTTTAATTTATTTAATCCCGAAAAAGATACTGTTAAAAATAGAGATTACTTTAGTGCAAGCCAAATTAATGGATATACCTTTTCTGCTGTTGGGACATTAAGTTCAACTTCTATCACAAATTCCTTAGCGGCCTCAAATACTACTTTGATTTTAGATACAGTAGAGTCTTCAAATCCACCAACAGGAACAGATATTCTTTACGATGCAAACTTTAAAAGAATTGGAACAGTCAGTAGTTATAATAGTGGAACTAAAACAATCACTTTAACAAGTGCCGCAATTTTAAATGATGATGCTACATTTACAGTAGGGACCGTTTTTCAACAAAGCAGATTAGACATTATTTTCTTAGAAGGAACTAAAGATGGAAATACTTTTATTTCTAAAGATAGAGCACATATACAAAAAGGTGCAATTATTACTGATAACTATTTATCTGATTCTGGTGATGTTTGGGAAGGCAATAATGATGGCGTATTAAATATGACAAATGAAGATATTATTTCTACACCGATACGATATAGATATTCTAACGCAGGTGGGACTTTATCCGCTACCCCAAGAGCATTACCAACAAAGCCAATGGATGAGATATTTCCCGCGTCAAATGTTAGACAAATTTTTAAACATAGTATTGGAGTAATTCTAGACACTTATTTTATTGAACAGGGACAAAAGCACACAATTGAAAAAGGAGTAACTATTCCTTTTAATATCGGAAATCAAGTTGTTTTTGACGATGGAACTACAAATAACTTCACAAACTTTATTACCTTAGGAAATACTTCGCCTAACTATCAATTTGGAGATAAATACCCAGATGGAACTTCTAACACCTTAACAGCGTCGGGTAGTCAACCTTACGAAGCAACAGGTGTTAAGTTTGGGATAAAACCTAGACTATACTATGATAGTGGAATTAGTGGATATTCTACAGCAACAATATCTTCTTCCAATGGAGACTTATTTCAATATAATTTTGCAGTTTTTACTGGAAGTATTGGATGGATAGATTTCATAGACTTGACAGGTTGCTATTTGATTTCAGAAGCAGGATACGATACCGATTTACAGACGGCTGTAGATTCAGGAGATGAAAATACTAATTCATGTAGAAATATGAATGGAGTAATTCCTCAAGACATAATTTATGTTGTTTCTCATACTGTTAGGAATGATAGTGATAGGCAACATCGCTTGGTTCTTGATAAAGAACTGACCCATCAAGAGGCATATCGCATACTTAAGCCAAATGAAACTACTTTTTATGATTTTATGCCAGAACAAATACATTTGAATATGCTTTCATCAAAGTATACAAAAATGCCAGAAGAAAACAAAGTATATGAAGTAAATCAAGATATTGAAATTGTAGAAGGAACAAAAGAAAAAACTTCAACAAAAGAAGGGCCAAGAAGAGAATCTTTCTTGTCTATGTTTGTGGCTGTTGACCCCGATAAACAAAGTAATAATGAGAATCATTTAATTGTAAAAAATGCAGAAAACTTTTTAGATATATTAGAAGAAGGAGAACATTCTCTTTTTGCCTCTGATGGAGAAAATAGTATGAAAATATCGGCTACCGTTAAGTCAGAATTTGATTTTACTGGAGAGCAAGATATTATTCTTACTTTATCTGATATGAAAACGATGAAAGGGGTCGTTAGTTTCTCTGAAACCTTTACCCTAAATACAACAGAAGAGTTAAAAATTGACCCAACGAGAGCATGTATTGGTTCTACTGTTAGCGTTGGTCTTGAAGGTGAAGACCTTATCAATGAATTACTTGAACAAGAGGGGATTGAATTTACAACCACTTCAACTGATACTCCAATGTATTTAGCACCAAATTATCAAGGAGTAGATTTATTTTCAGCCATCCGATATATTCTTGATAGAAAGGGAATGAAACTTGTTGAAGAGAACAATGTGTTCAAGATTATTCCCGAAGATGAGGACTCTTTGAGAACAAACATTACAATTGATGATAGCGGTAATTTCCTGATTAGCGACTTTGAAAAAGTATCTACTCTTTTTGACTTCTTTAATGAAATTAATGTTTATGGAAACGCCCACAAAGCGATTCGCAAAGACCTTCGCTCAATACAAAAAAGAGGAAGAAAGACCTTAGAGGTTGTAGATAATACTCTACTGACTCAAGAAGAAGTAGATAAAAGAGCAACTAAACTTTTAAGAATACATTCTCGTCTTAATCAGAAACTATCTTTTACTATGCAAAATAAAGGAATAAATCAACTACGAGTTGGTGATGTTGTAAATGTATCTATTCCTAGAGAAAATATTCCAATGAATGAATTCATTGTTTTAGAGATGGAACATCAACTTACTGGTTTTATTAAATTAGAACTTGGCCGTTATAGCAAAGACCTTTCCGACATTTTCTCTGAACTGCTAATTTCAAATAAAGAAACAAAAGCAGCCTTAAGGAGCAACGATTTAAACACACAGGAAGTCTCGTTTAATTTCCTTGACACGGTGGACACCAAAGAGATTAAATTGTTGGTCCGTAAGAGAAGTGCGACAGGGACGACGCTCGGCTTCACTACCCCGATTGGCTTTGGATTACCTATTGGATTCGGTGGCGGAACAATCACAATTACTGATTTATTGGAGAAGGATTTAGCATGATAACTGATGAACTAAAAAGCCAAATTGCAACGCACATCAAGGATAATCTCTTTGATAGTGCAAAAGTGGGACTTGGGGGGAATGCTACAAGTCCTACTGCTACCGATTTAGATGTGCCTTTAAGTGTTGTTCCATCAATCGTTAAAACAAAATCAGATTTGAATGTTATTGAAGTAAAGGTATCGGTAGCAGGAAGTTCTATCCAAGGACAGGTTATCCGTGAAGTAGGATTATTTGATGGCAGTAATTTGGTATATAGAACCAACTTTGAAGGCGTAGGCCCATTTTCCACAGCAGAAACATTAGAACTGTTTATTTTGTTGGAGGTTGAATAATATGGGAAGCGCACTTAATCCAGATACATACGGGCAAAGCACAACAGGCAACGCAAATCAAATTGAAGATGGCGTAGATTTTCCTCATAGTGGGATTATTAAGGCTCTTTCAGATGGAATGGGACAAAACTATGCAATTGATGGTTTTGATATTTCTAGTACAAATGCTACTGCTTTAACGGTTGCAGCAGGTAAAATTTTCAGAGATGGACAATTAGTTTCTGTTTCGGGTGCAAGTTTAACTCTTTCTTCTACCTACACAAATGGCTATCATCTTCTTGTTGCTCCAAGTGGTAGTACCCCTACGGTTGTTTTGAGAAATCCGTCTGCTGTTGATAAAGTTCCTGATATTACTTCTGGAGACACAATTATTGCCGTTATTACACATACTGGCGTTAATCCTTGTAGTATTCAGTTTTTAACAGTCCATAAAAGAGAGCATTCCCTAAGCATTGGCAGAAATAACTCAAGCGTTTATACAGAAGGATTAACAATTAAAAGCAACGCAGGGGATATTGAGTTTGAGTCTTTGGAAACAGATAAGGACATCATTTTCAAAGTGAAGGATGGTTCTAGTGTAGTAGATAGATTAATCCTTTATGGTGATAATGACCCGACATTTCCGAATACAGAAGTGAAAATTGAAGGCTCATTGTTAGCAACAGAAGATATTCAAGCAAATAAAATTTCCCTTGGATATGGAAATTCACCGACTTCTGGACTAGCAGAAATAAGGGCATATTCTCCATCAGAACCTATGGTTTTCAAAACTGGTTCGGCGGCAGAAAGAATGAGAATAGATACAGTTGGTAAAATTGGAATAGGAACAGCATCACCTCAAAATAAACTTCATGTGAGCCATACTGGTGCAGATGGAGATAATGGTATCATCATTGTAAGAGAAGACTCTACTACCGCCGATACTGATTTATTAGGCGGTATTGGTTTTGATTCCACAGATGGAAATGTCCCATCATCAGTTTTGGAAGCGTCTGCTTATATTGCAGCATTAGCGGCAGAAGACCACGGAACGGGAGATAAAGGAGCAGATTTGACTTTTGGAACCGCCGCCATTGATGAAAATGACGATACTGTTTCAACAGAACATATGAGAATCCTTTCGGATGGAAAGGTAGGTATTGGAACCAATGCTCCACTTCATACTTTCCATGCTGTTGATAGGACAAATAATTTTCCATATCGTTTTGAAGTTTCTGAGGGAAATTTAAGAATTAACAAGTTTGGTCATTTGCAGATACAGAACGAAAACTCTGGAGATGCGAATGCTACTTCTTTTGATGACCCTTTTTGGCAAATAGCGCAAAGAGATACCGGGGAGTTAGATATTGCCTTTGGCACACCGGGAACGGGTAATGCCTTTGTTGGGGCTAACGATGATATAATCTCTATGAAAAGGGATTCAAATAGTGCAACAGGAGCAAAACAAATCGGTTTTCTCGGAGCAACTGCTGTTTCAAGGCCAGCCGCACCTTCCGCCGTTTCATCTATTGCCTCTAGTGGAGGAGCCGCACCTGCTGACCCTGAAGCCAATGCTGACGCTATCAATGCGCTAATAACTGCTTTAACAAATTTAGGGCTAATTGGCTGAAATTTTTAGTTGTATGGGCTAATCTCCTGATTTAGCCGAACAAAATAAATTTTTCAGCATGGATGAAAAACCAAAAAAAAGGCGAGGGAGGCCGAAGCCCCCCTCATTTTTTTTCTGACCATATCCCTAAACAGGCTCTACATTCCCACAATTTAACTTGTTCGGTTGAACCCACATAAAAACCATATAGCCGTCTGGCTATGGTTTTTTCCGAACAATACGGGCAAGCCTGCTTTAGACCCATTCAATCACTTTTTAGAGTCTTCACTCATAAGACGCTTCATATATTCTTCAACGCTTTCATCGGTGATTGAAGTTCCACCAAAAGCGGCAAAGAAAAGAAGCATCAGAATGATGACAAAAATGATTAATCCGAACCAATCCCAACCATCCATTACCAATTCACCTCCAAATCTTTGTGTTCTCCATGCTCAATAGAGAATCCTTTAACAAACCCATTATCCTGACCATATTTCCAAAGGTCATATACTAACTGTGTATCTTTCATACAATACTCAACAACCTCATCAAATTTACCCATTTTCCATAATCGGGGCGCATCTGCACTTTCCATCAATTTAAAATCATTCATTGTGCATTTTACCAAGTTTTTGAGTTGGTATCGCTCGCCGTGTTCTTTTAATATTGCTTTTGAGGTGTCAATATACTTCTTATCTTTAAGGTATTTAGTGATACAAAAAATATCCATCGAGTCTCTTAATATGGGTAAATCAAAAGCACCGATATTGTGGCCTAATAATAGGCCACCCTTTTGTAAATGATTATCTAAATCATATTTTAGTTCACTCAATGATTTAACAATGTGCCCCGATTTAGCAAAGGATTCAACGGGTTCATCAACATAAACAGTCCCGTTGTTTCCATCCCAAGTGGCTACTGTTGAAACCTGAAACATATGGGTATTACCGAAACCACCAATGTCATACGACATATTTTTGGTTTCAAGGTCAATAGCCAAAACTGACACTTTAATCACCACTAGACCAAAGTTTAGAAATCTTTTCTTCTTCTTTGTCCACCTTTGGTTCTTCGTTGAGGTCGGTTCGTCGCTTCAGGAAAGCCACGATTTGCTTATTTGCTACGCTTAACATAGCGCAACATTCCCAACCATCATCACCATAGGTATTCAAAGTATCAACGATAACATTTGGCCCTTTAGAGATTTCAAAATATAATACTGTATTTTCCCACTTCATTCTATATCACCTGCGATGTATTTAACATATTTGCTTTGCCCAATATTTGTTTCTTCAAACTTGTGCTTGATTGATGTGTAGTTGCGATAGACTTGAGATTGTGATTTCTTAGATTTCTTTTTCACAGTCTCAAACAATTTTCCTTTGTGAACAAATCCTTCTTCATTTTTGTCAAGAACCTCAAATGCTTTCTTAAAGATTGATTCATCGGCTTTCTCGGCTTGCGACTTCTTCCGCACCCGTAGGCTTCGCTCCAACCAATCAACCAATGTCATATAAGACTGTCGGACAATTGTTGCGGCTTGACGGACATTATGCCCAGTTACGATGAATTTATCGTTTTTATTTTTAATTGAAGGTGCAGACGCAACACTACATAGAACTGCCATTTTCATGAGAATTTTCATCAATCTGGTAGTAAAATTTGACGCAATCGCTTCAACTTCGGGGCGAGTATTCCAAAGATAATTGTTCATGTTATTGTATTCTAATCTGAGAACATCGTTGTAATCTGGTGAATACCTCATCACTTTAAGCGGGTCGCCGCCTACCTCTCTAAATCTTTCTTCAACTAATTCATAAATAGTAAATAAAGCATTTGAATATCTCTCAATCTCTTGCTCAACGGGAATGTATTTTCCTGCTTGGTCAATCTGTTCAAGACGCATTTTGTGTTGAATAAACTTAGGAACTTCCCAAACAAACAAAAGCATTCTTTGAAGAACACCTTTTTCAGCCATAACATCATTTAGATTGCTAGGTGGATAAGTCATAGCCATAACAGAACGCTGTGAGAAACATTCCATAACTTGATTTTCAAAAGAAGTCAGAGCCTTTGAGATAATCCAAGATTCTCCAGCCAATGAATTCATTAGAGTATTCATATAGACAATGGACTTTTCTTGATGTTGGCTCTGTTTAAAGATACCCGAATATTCAAACTCATCCCAATGAGCCAAACCGTTTCCTTCCAATTGACCAGCAATTCTTTCCCAAACAATTTCTCCTTCATCATCAAATTCTTTCTTAAATCCACCGATAAGAACAGCATCTGTGTAATCTGTCAAACCAAAAATATCAAAGGTTCTTTTCATTGTTGGTCTATCTTTTAGAACCAATGAAGGGTGCTTCCCCTTAGCATTAATTTTTTCAAATACCTTTCTTGAAACAGGCCCAACAAAGTTCCACAATGTAGATTTACCAGTTCCGCTTGTTTGAACCCAACAAAAATGTATTCGGGTATCTTCAAGATTGCTTCCACTTGGGACATAGATAAAGTCTTTAACAATTTGTCCAAGGATTGTAAAGAAAGAAATACCAGCAGGAATATCATTATAATGAGAAAACTTTACTGCTTCCCCCTGAAAATCCCTAATTACTTTAGGTAATGCTTCTCTAAATACAGACGCATTGGCTTCAAAATTATCCCAATACAAATCCATGTCTTCGCTTTCATATAAATTTTCTTCTTTCATATTTTCACCTTCTCTTCCGAGTTTAATGTGGAGATTATTCTGTTGGCTAAGGTTTCTCCAATTCCTTCAACGGCTTGCAATTCATATGCTGAACACTCACCTATTTCCATAATAGAGCCAAATTGTTTTATTAGTTGTTTTGCTTTTTTAATAGATACGCCTTTGATACTGCTTAGTAAATCAATTCTTAAATCATCTGTTGTTAATCTTTTAAATACTTGTGGGGCTATTGTTTCTCTTGTTAGTGGTTTCATCTTACTTACTGCGGTTATAATCAATGCTGCTTCTTCTTCTGTTTGTACCCAAAAGGGCTTAATGTCTGTATCAAGAACAATCCTACCAATTGCTCCAAGAAATTTATTATTCAACATAATACTTCTTGAACCGACTGTCATGTTGCTCTTTGAATTTTCAATAACATTCAAAATTGCTTCTTGCATATCTCCATGAATAATTACAATATTAGTAGCATAATGTCTATCCATGTTGTCTAATTGCGTCCATAATCTTTTAGACATTACTGAACCTAAGAAATCCGTTGTTGATTTTGCTTCAAAACAAACATCATCAAAAACATAATCACCAATTTCTAACCATTTAGTTTCAGTTGGTATCTGCATGGCTTTTGCTTTCTGCATGACTAATTTAGCCAATTTTGATTTTTCTCTTGAATCAATCACTAGCATTTGAATACCTCCAGCACTTGCCCACACAAAATCCTTCACTAATCAATCTATCACAATGCGGCGTATTGTAGTTATTATGCACAGTAAATCTTGCGTGTTTCTTTGTGGTATTTTTATCCCAATCAAGCCATACTGAATCAGATTTACCAAAGACTCTTTCAAGTTCTTCAACCACCGACTCAAGCACTTCCTCTTTAAGTTGGTGTGTATTTAGGTCTTGGTAGCCTGAAAGCAAGTCCCGATACCAAGAAACGAGGTATGCTCTTGCTATATGCGTCGGATTCTCCACCATGACCGCATTATGCAAACAGGGCAAAATAGGCAATTTTCCTACGCCCTTCGGCACAGAAACCGACCCTTGCATTTCCTTGATAGGGGGTGCTTCGGGGAAAATGGCCTCCACTTTTCCGCCCTTTCGGAAGGATAAAAGGCGAGGCTCTTTTGCTAATAAGAGTATTTCTTCAATACTAAGAGATAAGTCATCAACTGTTAAAGGAACACAATAGAGAGCATTTCCTTGACCATCGGAAGAAGACATATTAACTGTATTTGGAACTCTTCGTAGTCGGGTAATTTGACCAACTCTTTCATCAAGAGTATTATTTTTACCTACTTTAGAAATTAAGTATTCTTTAATTTCTTTAAAAAGAGTCTGAACATTTCTCATGTTATTAGTTCTCTTACCGAAAATGAACAAATGGAAACCACGGCCTGAAAAGAAAAGAGTATGAAGATAATTTCGTTGAATGACCAACTGCATAACCTCCTTTACATCACGCCATGCTTTATCTAATTCATCTTCATGTGCATCAAAGTCCAAAAAAATTCTATCAATAATCACCGTTGAATCAATAGCCATTTTTTCACTAAAATGTTCAAAGTCATAAACAGTAGTATATACATTCGTTCTATTGTTTTGAGATTGAACGAATTTAATATACTGTTCTTTACTTTCCATCTTCTTTCTTTTCATCTGCGGAGCGTTTTTGATTTGACTTCCCGCCCAAACCATTCTCGGAAATTTCATTTTTATTACCTCCAAAATTAATTGTTGCTGTATTTAGTAATTCTTTAATTGTTTCTGCTACCTGTACCTGTAATGAAGTATAAACTATATCTCCTAAGACATGATATAATTCCATACCAACATATGATTCTTTTATTCTAACTTCATTGGCTAAAGTAAATCTTTCCATTAGTGTCAATTCCTCTGATAACTCATTACAAATTAATGAAATTGTTGATTTCAAATCTGCTATTTCATTAAATGTCCAATTCCTTGATAGCACTTTCTTTTTAATTAGTTCTTTCATTATATCACAACCATGAATCATTTTGTGCCGCTTCACAAATTCCATAATAAGAACAATACTGAGAGCAGGTTTTCATGTAAAATGTAGCAGGGAAATGTCCTTGCTCATAAGTATAAATTAACTTAGCAATATTATCCCAAAGAGCCGTCATGGAACGCTTCTTAACAGGTTCAACGGTAATGTGATTAGCCACAGGATAATACCAACCCCAATGACTAACCTCCATGTCTTTTGTCAATCCATATTTTTCAAGCACTTCTTCGGGTGCATTCTCAATCATCAATTGATAGAAAGCCATTTCTTGACGCATAGAAGAAGCCTTAGAATCTTTCCAACTGCCTGTCTTATATTCAAAAGGAATTAGTTTCCCATTCTCAATAAACACACGGTCAATGATACCTTGAAGTCTCACAACATAATCTCGTTGTAAAGGATATTTCTTACTTACATTTTTAGGAACAGTAATTTCACAATCAAATAATTTTTCATTGATAACTGGAAGAAATTCATCAACTCTTTTTTCGCTTTTTGCCTCAATGAACCGTTGTGCCTCAAATGCGGCAACAGTTAGAGAAATATCAAAATAATCATCAATAGGCATTAAAGCGGTGCAATATTCTAAAATTTCTGAGTTATTCATGCCCTCTGCCTTTTTAATATCAAATTCTTCAAAGAAAGCCTCTCTATGATTATGTAGAATAGTTCCTTTTCTCATCGCTTCTGTTTGGTCTGTTGGTAATCGCTGAATATAAGCAAATTCGTATTTCTTGTTGCACCAACCAAAAGAATTTACTAAAGAAGATTTACTAATCTTTAGAATTGGTTTTGATGGGTCGTCTGCATTTTCAGGCTTCCAATCATAAGTAAAGTCTCTCATAGACTTAATTCTTGCTTCATATTTTTCATCTGTATTCAAAACCATTCCTCCAATGTTTTTTGTATTCTTCCTGTTCTAATACTGGATAAATCCCAGTCCATAGCCTTAAAAATAGGTTCAGCCTTCTTCAAAACCTGTTCGGCATAGTGTTCAAGGTCGGGAAGAAGGCCGCTAAAGTCTTTCATTTCAACACCGGATATAAACTCAACGGCTCGTTTTTCATGTGTCAAGGGATGCGTATAGACATCGTTCATACCCTTTACTTTCAAAAATAAATATGAATCATCAAAATTAGCGTCATATTTTTCCCAAGCATATAAAACACCAGCAATACCCGAACCTATTGATGGCTTTTTGCCTTCAATTGTAGTAAAGTTCTTTATTGGTGAAGCACATTTGGGGCAAGCCCTATATTTCATGGTAATACAATCTCTCAGATGATATTTTGAACGACATTCGGGGCATTTTACCTCAAAACGATTTCTTCTTAATCGGCTTCTTTTAATAAAAGAATCAAGAGGCATTTTACCAGACATGATTTCTTCATAGGTTTTATGAAGAGAGGCAACGATTTCTTCCTGTGTTTTCTCACTAACCCACATTTTAAGAGTCCGAGTTTGCACTTCTTTTGCCATTTTTGTTTCACTAACACGCTTTGCAGTAAAACCTGTCATTGTGAACTTTGGCTCATCAAGCCATACTCCATCATCCCAAGTAATCAATCCTGCGTTTCTGTTTTTCGTAGTGCCGACCCCAAGAGCCGAATAAAACTTTTCAAACTCCAGACTAACGGGATGCTGTTCAAGTCCGAGAACATTCGGGAAACTTTTTTTGACTTCATCTTCAATCACCTTAATTGCTTTTTGTGCGGCTTCTACGGAATCAATTTGCACATAGATAGAATCTGTATGTCCATAAACCACTTTCATGTAATCACCTCAAGGTAAAAAGCATACCAACTGGCTGTTGTTGCATTTTAGCGACTTCTCCCTGAAGTTCCAAAATTTGTCTTTTCATTAATTGAAGAGAGCGAAGTTTAAATTCCATATGCTCCAATTCGTCTTCTAAATGCGCTTTCATCTTTTTAATTTCTTTAAGTGCTTCTAAATAATATTTTTCTTCTTTCATAATACCACCACCAGTAATGTAATGATTGTCGCAATATTAACTACATTAACCATCATTAAAATTTTGTTGCTTCTGCTAATCATCATCAATAATTCCTCCAATAATTCATTCGTCCTGTCCATCATCATTTTCATTCACACCTTGCTCAATATTTACAATGATAGCGTTCCTTTTTAGATTATTCATCATCTGAAATATTTCTTTTACCTCTTGCATCGTTATTTCATAAGTTTCTTCTGTATCATAGGATAATTTAACAGTTATAAATTTAGTTCTCATGTTCAGTCCTCCAATATGTTCTTTTATTTCTATCATCTACAATAGTAATTAATTTAGAATGCCTTGATAAATAGGAACCTATTGTAGTCGTGTTTTCTAAATATCTTAAGGTTTTCATTTTATCAACCATTCTATCTTTCATTTGTGCCGCAGAAAAACCGTCTGGCATATTTGGTATTTCTTTATCAATTTTCTTACTTAAAAAACTATTCATCTATTTTCATCTCCTTTGCTTTAAATGCGGCAAGTCTAATTGCTTCTCTTGCACTTGCGGTAATAGATGCGGCTAAATCAACATCAGCCCATCCAAATCCTTGAAAAGCAACAATGCCATAAAAAGAGGCCATTAATCGCTTTACTGCCATTTGATTGTTATACCATTTAGCATACTCGCCGTTGTCCTCCTTTTGTGCTTGATACATAAGTCGCTTATATTCATTTCGCAACTCCTTCAATTCAAGAACGGCTCTCGGTAAAAGACCGAGTTTATCTGTTTTATAGTAAAGCATATCTTGATATTTAACTTCACTAAAATCTCTTGGTGTAAGAATATTTACAGCAAATTCTGTTGGTTGTTTTGATTTTGTTTCCCAACTAATATTGCGAGCAATCATCATTGAAGGATATAGACCAGCAAAATCAAAAGCGGCAACATTCAAATGTAATCCGTTTGTCTCTTCGCTTAACGGGTCATAAATCATCGCACCTTCATATTCTTTGCGTTCATCAACCTTTTTACCTGTTGGTGCTTTCCAAGTAGCATTTCGCATAAAATAAATACTACCCATATGAGAAGCATAGAAACAAGCATCAAATGGTGCTTTCAATAACCTTTGAAGTGAAAGAATCGCTTCACTACAAAAATTAGTCTCATCAATTTCAACCATCAGTTCAACATCTCTCACAGCATACTTAAGATAAGTTCCTGTATCTTCTAACCAACCTTTACGATAAAACTCGTTAGTATCTGGAAACTTCCAAGAAACCAATTTCTTTTTGTTAAGAACAGTCTCTCCGATATAATCAAGCGATAAAGAAGGTAATGTTCCTCTTTGGCTGTCATTCCATTGTCTTTCAAAAGCAAGGTCTAACGAGAGGGTTATGCGACCCCCTACGGGTTGCTCAATGGGAGAGAACCCACTTTCACCATAGGCGAAAGAGAAGCCGTCCTTGACCTTTTTAACGCCCTTAACGAAGCCAATTGGAGACATGATGCGAGGGTCAAGACCCACGGCACACACCCGTTCAAATAATTTCGGTAAATCAGCAAAATGACCAAACCAAGCAATTAACATATCTGGGTCTTTTACAATCATTGTAGTCATAAAAGATTCAAGCATTTCTTTTTCTGAAGGAAAAATATGCAAGTGCGTTTCGGTGTCGTTGGAAAGTGCTTCCCAATCAAAGGAATGCTTCGTGTGCATTTTATTAGGAAACCAGACCCATTGAATATACTTTTCATCGTAGTTATCATAAGAAACAATTGTTGTAATGCAATCGTGATATTCTCCGCCTTGTTGCCATTCCATATCCCAATACCACTTTCGCAGTTTATATTCAGGCATTTCATCTAATTCATCAACACAATACCGAAAATGCAAAGGAACATCTGCCTCATAGGTTTCATTCCACATCTTCTTTGCATTACGAACATCATTTGCATTCTCAACAAAAACTTTTTTCAAAGACTTCCCTTCAAGATTAGTCCAGTTGCCACGAACATATTCAAAGTCTCTAGTAATATATTTACTTGGCGAATAACTAAAAAATTCTGTGGCTTCTTCATCCACAAAGAAGTATGGTCTAAAATTTACCATTTCATACTTTCTTTCACCGTTTTCTCTCCATGCTTTATATATTCTCATTCCATCATTCATTTTATTAATAATCACTAATATCACCCGTTAATTTGTGGTGCTTTTATTAACATTCTGTCTTCTGCTACCATAAGGATAGGGAAGTCGTCTTTTAAATACACATTTACCATTTGTTCTTTCTCAAATAAAGAATATAGCGGTCCACTAAATTCAACTGTTGCTGATTCTCCTAATTGAAAAACAGGAGAAACAGTTTCTTCATATTTATTACTTGTACCATCTCTTGAAGATATTGAAAGAACCTGTTCGTGATAATTTAATTTATATACACCTGTTTTAACCAACTCACAATTCTTAATCGCATTAACCAGTTGGTTTTGTGTAAGACTGATTCCTGCTTCAAATTTTGATTTACCGAAATTAAAAAGCATTTGAGGCTGAACTTCATAACTTACATGATTCAAAAGACCACGCATTCTTGAAATAGAATCTTCTTGAGGATGGCGAACCACCAAAGGAATAGATGCTTTTCTGTTTTCAGTAGTCAATTGAATAAAATCCCCAACCGAGAACTTTACCTCTTCTTTGAATGATTTAAGATACGGAGCAACTTTCGTAATATCAATGACGACAACACCATTTTCTTCACCCTCAACTGTCAAATTTAATTGAACGGCAACAGTATTATTGCCGTTCCAAATAGAAAGAACATTACCTTCCAGAAATAAAGAAGCATAGTTTCCAAGACTCGTATTTCCGAATCCACTTCCACTAATTCCTTTACCTTTCATTTGAACTTGGGTTAACGCTTTTAATAATTTTTCACTATCAATTGTAAATTTCAAATTAATCCCTCACGCAATTCGGGGATTCCATTCCAAGAAATGTTAGGAGCCTTGCCTTCACGAACAGTCCATGTTTTACCCACTAAATTACCATTTGTCCTTGACCCTACTAATTTTGCAATATAGTGTAATTCACCTTTAATATTCTTTTTTTGACAATGTATCTCTTGTTCTAATTTTCCGCCCCAATCTCGCCATGCGGGTTGAACACCAACTGGTGAATTATCTACATATTTTTCTACTTCATGGGTTATAAAAATTACATCACACTTGAGTCTATAAATAGAAATCATCAGAGCCTCAAAAGTTTTATTTCTCGGTCCGTATTGATATGGCATCATTTTAGTCACTTTAGTAGGGTCAGGATTTATTTTGTAAATACAACTATTAAACCAAGTATCTACTCCATCAAACACAAAGATAGGATTTTCACCCTCTTGTATTTTGCTGTGGACATATTTAACAAAATCTCTTGAGTTTTTCTCAGATTTGTAAATGTCCAATTTAGCATCAATGTCTTGAACTATTGGGTCAAATACTTCAATTCTTTCTGTTGCATCATGGCAAGTAATCCATGTGGATTCTACTCCGCTATCCCAATCAAGAACATATATTTTTCTATCAGGAAAATCCAAAGCAAGACCAGTTTTACCTGTTTTTGGTTCTCCCCAAATACCTAAAACCAATCTTGGCTGTTTATTTTGCCTTTTATTTTCCATTTGTTTTTTGTGCATTTCCAAAAATGTTTCACTTGGAAGCGCACTACCGCTTGAACTTGTTAATCCCATATTATCACCAAATTAAATCTTCTTCTTCTATTTCAATTTCTTCTCCCCTTAGACGAGTCCATGACTTAACCAAGTCATGCAGTTCTTCTAAAGACGAACAGACATATCGGGCTTCCTTTGTTCCAATATGAAGTTTAACCCAATAAGTGCCTGTCTCATTTTCGTTTTCTTTCCAAGTAATAAAATCAACATTGAATAAATCAATCATATAACTATTACTTTTGATTAAATATCTTTTATTAAATAAATTTTCCATAATTTCACCCCCTCAAGGGAGAGGCTTCGCACCCCTTTGACCGTCATTATCGCCAACGGCTACACAATTGAGTTAAACTCAATCAAAACCAGTCAAAGTTTTCTTCAACTGGCTGTGCGACTTCAACCGCAGAACCATGACGAACTGTGCAGTAAAGACCAGCAACATTGATTGTTATTGGTTCAACGCCTTCATCAGTTGTTCTTTGACTTGTTCGGCCAATAACGATAACAGAAGAACCAATGCCGAAGTCAAGAGACAAATGCTCTGGAATCCAACAAGTAGTAATTGCATCATCATCATAAGATATTTCAGCATTCAAATCTGTTAGGTTAATGATTCGGTTTCCATTTTTAGTTGGGGTCATGTTCATATTGCACACAGTTCCATCGGTAATAACGAAACGCTCTCTTGAAGCCTGATGTTGTAGTTCAAGATGCGCTCTTTCCAACTCAACAAGAGGATAAAGGTGCTTATCAAAGTTGTTTCGCAGACAGTCTTCAAAGTCAAACGAAGACATATCACGATACAAGTCATTTTCTTTATCCATTTCAGCATTCATTGTGAGACTACTAAAAGTCAAATCAGTTGCCCCATAAAGGTCTGTTCCATTCTCGTTAGCAACACAAAGGAAATGACACCATTCAAAGGTATTTGGTTTGAAATCAACCCCTCCTTGGTTCTTGTAAGAAAAGAAATAAGGCTTCATTTCACCATTTCCGATTTGACCAAAGAAAACACCTGTTCGTCGGAACAGTTCCTTTGGTAATGGCATTCCATAATTTTCGTTCTTTCCGCCATTCATGTAAGTTTCTGTTGCATCAAGAGGAATATAGACTCGCTCATCTTCAAGAATTTCTGCACCTTCTGGCAACTCATCTCTAGTGGCTTCTCTATATTCTCCTTTATGATAGCGAGAAATAATCCACTTTCCTAAAGCATTTTTAGTTGCTACTGCAACAACACCCTTTTCAAGAGCATTATCGGAATCACGAAGAAATTCCTCCTTTGCTTTGTTTCGGTTCCAACTCATCGTATCTCTTGGTGCATCAAGAGAAACAAAGAACCCAAAAGCGTTCTTGTAGAAAGAATCATTTGATTTTGAATCATTATCAGACTTCTGCGCTCGTCGGGTGTTTGCGACAAAGTTTCTCCAAAGACCCAATGCAATAGGGTTGGAGGTTTCAATGCCGTTTTCAGAACAAATTTCTTCCAATTTGCTCGTCGCTTCTTCAACGCTCAAGCCAATGACCTTTGCGCCTTCTTCAATTTGGTTTTTCATATCCATTTTTTTCACCTTTTTTGTTTTTTTATAGTAATTGACCCATCATCCATGATACTAACACTTTCGGGGTCATTGTGTTAGAACGCCATTCGCTTTCGCCTAATGTTCGTAGGAATTTAAATTTTGTTGTTGAATCCAGATTTTCTGCATTAATAACTGCATCATGCAAACCGACACAAATATCTCTAACTGATTTACCATCATACAAGAAATCATGGACTTTGCTGAGAGCATTTGCACTTTTATTCGTAATTAATATTAACAATTCGTTATATTCAGTCAAACCGATTTCAAGTTGTTTTGAAAGAGGGGAATTGCTTGCTTTAGCGGCTTGCAGTTCGGTTATCCCTCGTCTTAAATCACCATGAAGAGAGTATATAAAGGGCTTCATCTCTTCTGCGGTAAATCGTGTTATTTCTTCACGCTTGAGGATTGATTGTAATACATCAAGCATAACTTCATTAGAAAGAGGTTTGAAATGATAATTTGCACATCTGCTTTGAAGAGCAAAGATAATTTTATTCCTATCATTACAGGTAATAATAAAACGAATATTACCTGCATACCTTTCCATAATACGCTTCAAGGCATTTTGAGCATCAGTAGTCATACCATCCATTTCATCAAGAAGCATGATTCTAAACGGAACATCTCCAATAGTGCCGCTTTGGGCATAGTTCTTAATTGTGGTTCGCACCGTTTCTAAACGCCTATCATCTGAAGCATTCACCTCAATAAAATTATCATTAAAATTATCGCCTAATACTTCTCTTGCTATCACCATTCCTGCTCCTGTTTTACCAGTTCCGGGATTTCCGTATAATAGAAGATTAGGAATATCCTTTTCTTCAATCCAACTTCTAGCGTCCATTACAAAATGTTCTTGTCCTTTGATTTCTTTAATTGTTTTTGGTCTATATTTTTCTGTCCATAGCATTTTTATTCCTCCTTAACTGTATATATTTTAGTTTTATTTGATAATCTATCATAAACAACAAAGGGTCGTCTTTTTAAATATTGTGCTAATATATCTGTTGTGATACACATTGTGCTCAATTTCTTAATTGAAAGCAGTTTAGTTCTTAAAGTGTTTGCTGTCATTGGCCCATCCTTTTTTAGAATTTTTTCTGCTTCTTTCATCATTACTTTTTTTCCTGTTGTTCTAGGCATAGTATTCCTCCAATGTTCGTTGTTGAACCTCTATTGGGTCTGTTTTTTTTCTTTTTCTTTTTTCACCAATTTTAAGTAGTCGGCATTCTGCATTTGTTAATTTCTTCTTTGCCCATTCTTTAATTTGCGGGTCTTTTAATAGTTGATTTAATATGATGGGGTTTTTAACGCCTAACTTACGGGAAAGATATGGTATTTTAGAATACTGTCTCCTTCTCGGCATATTTAACCGACCTGCCATGTTTCCTTGATGCGAATACGCCAACATTTCATAGAAGTATCGCTGACTCCAACGCCTTTTGACTACACCATCAACAAAAATTAGCCTGTTTGGATGCATATTTTCCGCCAACCAAGATAGAATCTGCGTATCGGCTGGTTTATTGAACAAAAGCAAGTCTTTAATCAAATCACGATTACTCTCCTTCAAATATTCATAACAAAGAGAATAAGTGTCTCTTTCGTAAGAGAAGGGAGGCTCTGAATGTGGAGCCATAGTTTGCACTTGATTACGAAGAAAGTTGTTGCTTCCTGCTCTTTTGATTTTACACATCGCCATGATATTTTTTGGCACAGATTTTTGATTAATAGAAGTTAAAACTATTTGGCCTCTATATCTGCGAAGAATATCAAGAATTGCTTCTTTATCGGGTTTATAATGAACATCTTCAATAATGATACCTCTTTCAATCGGGAAAGAGCCTACATCAAAGTCAATATCATTTGCATACATCACGATAGGGTCATTCACAAAAGTCTTTGCTTTTGTTGATTTGCCTGTTCCGTGTTTTCCTGTTAGTAGTATTGGTCTTTCTTTATTATAATTGGTTAATCCCATTCATATTACTCCTTTCAATTCAAATATTCTTTCTAATCCTTCTGCATTACGGTGTTCTCCATGAGAAACTAAATGCACTACTTCTCTAAATACTGTCCATTCGTTCTTTGCATCTGGAAGATTCGGTGTCATTTCAACTATCTTGTATAGATTCTTTATACCGCCTATCTTAAGAATAGGTCTTGGTCGCGTTTTACTCTCCTTTTCTTTGTAAGAAGAGGTAATTTCATGTTGTAATAGGCTTCTCTTAACACCCAGAAGAAACTTTTCATCTGCTCTTAATGACAGACCTAATCTAACAATATATCCCATCTTTGATGGAGGACTTCTCTCTAAAATGAAGTCCATCTTAGAAAGACCAAGAAGAATACCAATAAGCATATCTTTACTATACATAAGAAACACTCCTTGTTATTCCTTGAAAGTCGGCTTTATATCTTAAAAATTCTAATCCATCTAAAATAGTTTCCTCAACTAATTTCATAATATTTTCTTCGGGCATATCATGGGAAGCATAAATAACATTTAGACTCGTTCCTTGAAATGTTCTATGAAGAACCGCAGTTTCTTCAGAAATTGGGTCAAACAATAATACTGCCCGTCCCTCCTGTCCAGAGGGTATTTTGCTGGAAATCATAACTATTAATCCTTTAGTTAAAAGTTTGACTTCTTCAGAAGTCATATCCCCATATACTAAAAAGTTGTAATTAAAGACATACTCATACTCATCAACCAGTTTTTGTAATACTGGGTCATTGACCATTTTATTCACTCTCGTTCATATATTCTTTATTTTCGGGCCAATAACCGTTAGGTGCAGTATTTGTCTCAAGCCAAAAGAAGTGGGCGGCAGTTAAGCGAGAGTGTCCCATCATTAAAGCATTTTCCTCGGCGTTGCTGACCAAATTAGAAATTGCTGTTTCAACCCACTCACCAATAAAATACTTTGCATCATTAGATACAGTTAAATCAGTTGTATTCTTAATAAGTTGAGTCAAATTTATTTTTGTTGTTCGTGGAATTGGTTTTGGTTTTGGTTTTTCAGGAATAATAAGTTCTCCATTTAGAATATAAGGGCAGTATTGTTGCTCAACAATCTTAGGTCTGCCCTGTTCATGTAAAATATTCTTCAAATGAGCCTTTCCGCCTTCAATCTTTAAACAACGATATGTCGTTGTTCCAATAATTGTCATATCACCCTGTTCAATCATTCTTCTAACACCTGCCTCAAAATAGCCTCAATCACAGAAAGGTCAGCGTTATTATTTTCAAACATGGAAAGACACAGTAAAATTAATTGTTTATATCTTTGTTCATTTTCTGGTTTAAAATCTTTTATGCCGACCCACTCTGCTACCTTGCGTTGATTCTTTCTTGGCTCAATCGGTTTTCCCAACAACTGCGACCTTCGCTCATACAAATGAATAAGCATTTTACTATTCCATTTAATTATCCTGGAAATATGACCTAAATGACTATTTACCTGTTTTAAACTCATATCTGTAATTTTTCTAACCTTCCCTGTTGAATCTGCAATATGGTTTGCTCTTGCTTTTGCATCTGATTTACTCATTCTTCTTCACCTCTTCTAATGGGCCACCCGTCTGGACGGAAATGGTTTAACATAAGACGAATAAATTTTTGAGTCTTTTCAAAATTCATTCTCCGAGAGAAAACGATTTCCGAAATCATTTGAAGCACATCTGGGAATTTTTCCCCATAGTCTGTCCAGAAACGAGAAGAATTCATGCTTTCAGCGAGTTCTACAAATCTCTGATTTTCATATTCTTTCTTAAACTCAAGCCAAGAAAGAAGAAGACCTTTATCCATGCGAAGAATAAAGTCTTCTAATTCGTATTCTCTCCAACCATTAGTTGTTGATTTTCCTTTCCAAAGTTGGCGAGGGTGAGTGTTTTTGAAACGAGGCCATTTCTTTCGCAAGTCTGCAAGAATTTGTTCTTGTTCTTCATCAGTTAATTTATCCCATTTCATTCTAATCTCTCCACATCTTCTAAGGTATTAATATCCGCAACAAATTTATCATCACGAATACGAATACATCTTGGGAATCTAAGCCCAATATCATTATTAGCATCTCGGCTAACCAAATCAGCCTTGACTTCAAGAACAACAACAGGCGAAACAAAGAATCGCCCATTATCAAAGGATTCAACATTACGCCGTAGCGTATTCGTGAGGTTGATTAAATCGCTATCCGAGAAGCCTGTTCCACACCATCCGACGCTGTGATAACCATTATTAGCCCTCACGCCTAATTCGTAAGTGCCGAAAACATTTGACCGCTTTCCTTCCCCGTATTTTGCGGAGAGGATAACAACATCAAGATTAATCTGCGGAGGTTTGTATTTAGCCCAAAAAACGGAGCGTTTTCCTGATTGGTAGGGTTGGCTTGCATCCTTAACGATGATTCCTTCAAACCCTTCGTTGATTGCTTCATGGTAAAAGGCCATAATGTCGCCCTCGGTTATACGGTGTGCTTGATTCGGCAAGTCTTTCATCTTCTCTAAGCGTTCCGTATATGATAAATCCATGACTGTTTCGTTGTTCAACATAAGACAATCAAAAATAACCCACTTAACTTTGACTCGTTCCATAGCCTCTTGAACATTCTTTGAATGAACCCTTGTTCCCATTTGCTTATGAGGCGCAGGTGCGCCATTTTCCAAAATAGGATAGATTTCACCATCAAGAATAGCGTTTTCAATATCATAGGCTTGAACCAATTCAACAACATCGGGAAATTGTTGAGTCACGATTTTACCTTTACGATTAAAAATAATTGTTTTATTTCCATCAATATGAATTTGATAGCGGTTTCCATCGTATTTGTAATCAACAACAAAATCAGTCGGCCACTTATTCATCGGAACTTCCTTAGCAAGCATTGGTTTAATGAATTTTCCATATGTTAGATTACATGGAGGATTAGAGCCAGCATTATAGTGATAACAAACCACCTCAACAGAATTAAAATTCAAATGTTTCTTTACATCTGCTTGCTTCTTATTGTAGTGCTTGGCGATAATCTTCGCAACTGTTCCTTCATTGATTCCGTTTCGTGGCGTTCTAAGCATATACCGAATAAACCAGCGTCGTGCGTTTGCAGACATAGCCAAAATTGATTCCTCAATCATTTCAAATTCATTAGAATCAATCTTTCCACAATTCATGTTCAGTAGTCGGTGAACATACTGAACAGAAAAGTTTCGTTGTTTTTCTGCTGATGAATCAAGATGATAAATCGCTTCGCCCAAATCATCGTGAGCGTACATCAATCCATCAATTTCATCATCAAAAACATCAAAGATTTTAGCAATCCATTTCTTTGCTTTTGCTAATCCAAGATTATTCGCTTCAAGTTTATCTTTATCAAGAATTTGCAAAACCAAAGAAGGACTACTCTTCTCCGTTGTGAATGTTTCCAAGTCCCGTGAAATCCGACTTATCTGTTGAGTCGGTGTCAATTGGTCTGTCGCTTGTAGCATTCTGCTCATATTTTCCCATGTCATTTTCAATCATCTCCTTACTATTATTTATTTCTTTAATCAGTTGTTTTAGAAGTATACTGATTTTTCCTTCATTTCTTTCTGAATAAGTCCACATAGCGTTTGCTAAATAGACCCAATCATTCTTCTTCATTTTTTCCACCTAATGCTTGCAAAAGCCGCAAAAAATTAATCATAATTTGTTCAACCACCTGTGCCTCTTCAACTTGTCCTTGTTCAAGAAAACGATGCATCATGTGAATAAGTGTTGCTTGAGTAATTGCTGGTGCTAATCTAGCAAGACTATTGTTCATTGAGATTTCCCAATAACAAACAAAACTGGCTCTTGCTAAATAATTTGCTCCGTCTGCTAATTCAGCATAACCTTGATTAAAGTGGTCAAGGTTTAATTCATTAGGAATTAATCCCTTCATTTCTTTTGCCCATTCTTCAAATGCTTTATCATCAACGGTAGTATTGTATAGTTCATTCATTCTTCTTCCTCTCCTTTCTTTGTATTTGCTTCTTCATCCATAAATTGCCTCATAGCCTGATACATTCTTCCAAATGCCATTTCAACATGCGGTAATTGAACACGGCAACCTCTCCCACTATTCGGGGGCATAGGCATTCTTTGTTCAATATATAAAGCAAATAAATCCACTAATTCTCCTGCCTTTGCTCTAAACTTTGTTAGAGACTGACCATGAGAATTACCCCATTGTCTTTCAGGGTTGGCTTTTCTTACTGCTTTCTTCGCTTGTAGTTCACTTATTTTAGTTCTCTCCGTCATTGAGTTCCCTCCTTAATATATCTAATAATGTTTTTGCTTCTTCTCTATTCAGGCGTATGCCTTTATTAGTTGGTTTATCGCTATTGTACCAGCGAATATCAACCACTTCAATGTTCCAATATAGGCCCATCTTAATTTTACAATCTTGGTTTGCGTTCCGAACAATTGTTCCTTTTACTTCTAATTCATCTGTCAATTCATCCACCCCTGTTTGAATCTGTCTAACTCCTGCTTAGATGTAAAATACCTTGGAGTATCTAAAGAATCAAGACGATTAACAATCCAACACACCCCACCAAGGGACGATATTTGAACGACTTCATATTGACCATCATTTAATTCTAACACTTCAACTGTATTAACTTCAGGATTTAATCCATACTTTTTAGTCAATTCATTTGCTACTGTTTGGATATTTTCAGCAACATATTTGATGATGTGTGTCCGTTGAATAGGAATTCTCGGTTCAACATCAATCTTCAATGAACCTGTAAATTTGCAGACCCTACATTTATTTCCTTCACAAACAGGGCATCTAATTTGAGCCTTGTGTGGTGCAGGTAAAACGACAGTTATTGCTTTTTTCACTTTTTATCCCCCTTAAGTTGTTCCCAACAATCTTGACACATACCATATCTTCGGATATAATATCCACCAAAATGAGGAATAATATTTTTCTTACACTTTGGACATTCCATATTTATTCCTCCACCAATACTGCAACATCTGTTGAATAAAACAATTGAGCAATTGATAATGCCGCTAAGAAACTGTTCTTAGAAACCTTCACGGGGTCAAAGACTCCTGCTTTAAACAAATCTTCGTGCTGACACGAAACAGCATTAAAACCCCAGTTAGGATTTGTTCCATCAATTGTTTTTTCAATTTCAAAAGAAACAATCCTTGTTTGCTCGGTAAAGTTTGCATTATCCAAAAGAACATGATAAGGCTCAACAACAGACTTTTTAAACCAAACTGGCGCATCAATAGCGTGAGCAAGACGAATGAATGGAACACCACCACCAACAACAATACCTTCTTCAAGAGCCGCTTTTGTTGCATTAAGAGCATCATCAAGTCGCTCTTTCTTTTCTCGCATTTCAATTGATGAAGAAGCACCAACTTTGATTGTAGCAACACCGCCCTTTAGACGAGTAATACGAGACTTAATTCGTGCCGCATCATATCCTTTCATTTCACTCAATGTTTTTTTGAGCGTAGCAATTCGTTCATCAGCATTTCCCTCACCACCCATAAAGGTAGTATTTTCTTTACTGATGATAACCTTCTCACAAGTCCCAAAATCAGAAACAACAAACTGTTGAGGACTGTCTTTGCTTTCGTGGTTGAATACCTTTCCACCAACAATTGCTTGAATGTCAGCCAATTCATCAATTTGTGCATCACCAAAGTTAGGTGCAAGAATAGCCGCACACTCCACAGTCTTATTAATCAGATTCATCAATAAATTGTTCAACGCTGAACTTTCCATACCCTTACAAAGAATCAGCAAAGGTCTTCCGTTCTGCGAAGAATACTCAAGCATTGGCAACAAATCCTTAAAAGAACGGAAAGGAATGTTGGATAAGAAAATCAATGGGTTTTCAAATTCAACCTTGCCGCTTTCGGTGTTGCACATTAAATGACTGATATATCCTTCAGGAACTTCCATTCCCTCTCGGAGAATCAATTTTGTAGCATAATTGTTAGATTCTTCAACGGTGATAACACCATCACGACCGACCGTATTAAACGCTTCTTGAATCAAATGGCCAAGAGAAGCATCGTTATTCGCAGCAATTGTAGCAATATTTAGAATATCTGAATCTTCGACTGACATCGAGATATTATCTAAGAAATTAATAGTTTGTTGGCGAAGGTTCTCCATCAAGAGGTTAAAGTCGTGTGCTGTCATTTTATCTTCATTATTAAATAATTCATTACAAAAAGCCTGTGCAAGAATACAAGCCGTTGTAGTTCCATCACCTGAACCTTCTTGTGCCTTACTTGCCAGATTTTGAACTAATTGCACACCCATTTGAACATAAGGGTCTTCATGGGAAATATACTTCGTAATTGTTACACCGTCATTAATTACAACTGGTGGATTACCCTGCAAAATAACAGTTTTTGCTTGTGGCCCTAATGTTGGTTTAACGGTATCAGCCACCAAGTTAATTCCTTGTAGCAGTTTTTCTTTTACTTCTCTTCCTTTAATAATCATAATTAATCTCCTCCAATCTAAGTATTAACTCAATTGTTTTCCAAATGAACTTATAATTGTTATCTGTGGGATTAGTAGAACAAAGATACAATAGATATTCAGCAAAGTCTTCATCAGCATTTAAATGCCATGTTGCCCAACCATGAAACTTCTCAATCTTATTCCTATATTTTTGTTGCCTAAAAAACATTTTAATCCCCTAACTCCTCTAAACAAAGCAAAAGATAATCTTTATGAATAATGACATTGTCTTCGTATTCATGATATTTCTGGTCTGAATCAAACATCACTTTTTTTCCTTCAATATGAGGAAGACTTGGTGCAGAAATACAAATACCATATCCGTCGTTTTTTACATGTATTCCCCCAATAATAGTAGGAGGGATATTAATTAAAACATATTCACCAATAGCAATCATTCTTCTTCACCATACCATTCTGTTTTATTTACTTCCTTTATCCCATCATGGTCATTACAAGAAGAACATGACCAATAGCCTAAATTATCATTTGCCTCTGTTTCGCAGAAAATACAAATCATAATTTTTGTCATTCTTCTTCATCTCCCATTACCGGAATAGCGACCCATGCTCGCCTATCGTGAGAAACCCAAGTATAAACATGAGTCTTGTAAAACTCTTCAAGACGCTTTTCACGAACAGTTCGCTTTTCATTTTTCTTTCGCCATTGAATACCCTTATCAGTTCTTTGTTTATTCTCATCATTTGGATGAGCCTTAGCATGACGCTTTGCTCTTTCCTTCAAAGAAATTTTTTCAGGTTTTTCCATAGGTCTATCTTGATATTTAGCGGCTGTGCTTAATCCTTTCTTAATTGTTTTAAATCTTGTCATTCTTCTTCACCCCATGTTTGTGTTTTAACTGGCTCATTGTTCAAGTATATTTCTAATTGCTTAGGATTAAATTGGCTGTCCCAAAAACCATAGTGTCCTTCTCCACCAAGAACATATGCACATTCCATATTCGGCTCCCAAATAGAAACTGTCCGAATATCCGTTCCACTAAAATATGCGGCTCCAAATGGATGAGTATGAATCCAACAACGGATAGGAAGAGACATACCAATTGGAGGCTCAAAGAAATCAACAAAACCCGGACTTCCTGTTGAAACGAAACAATTATTCTTTCCATCAATTACAACCTGCACTTCAAGATTAGGGAGAGTTTCTGTTGATGCTCGCCAAATAGTTTCTTGAAATTCTAAATGGTGCATAGCAACGCCTTGCAATTTTTCTCTTGGCCCAACACAAGAACGCAACTGTTGATTCAAAAGAAACTCATAATGTGCTTTAATGTCATCAATTGCCTTTTGACGAAAATATTCCAATTCTGCTTGTTCAATTTCATAATGGTCATAAATATCATCACCATCATCATTACCATCTTTAATCATTTTATCTTTGATTCTTCCCATATTTATTCACCTCTTAGTCGGTTCAATTTTCTTTCCATTTTTGCCTCAAGGCGAGCAACCTTAGCGGCCCGTCTTTCTGCTTTCTTTGCCACCCTGCGCTCCTTTCGTGAGGGCTTTTGGGGCTTCTCGGTTCGTGGACTCTTCCGCTTCATAACGATGTCCGAAGCCTCCATAAGCATAGCAATATGCTCTGGTTCTGAAGAATCAAATAGCATTTCAAGCCTTTGAGCAACAACCCAGAAAGGTCGTGCAAATGCTTCTCTTACTTCATCAATAGACATTTCATAGAAATTTACCAAGATGTTCATATCTTGGGAACGAGTCCAAGCAAAACTATTTTCATTCTTTTCATTAGACTGCAAAACTACTGGTTCATCTTCCAGAGGCTCTGGTTCTACAACAGTTTCAATCTTCTTTCTTTCCGTTGGTAGGAACTTTCGCAGTCGTGAAGGAACAGCAGATTCTTCTTTCATTTTAAACCATTCACCACTTCTCATAAGTTTGCTTCGCTTTGCTTGACAGGCTTTACTTGACCTTCCAATAACTTCAGAAATTTGATTCCAAGTTTTATTAGAATGATACATGTCAAATAGTAATTTAATTTGCATTTCAGACCAATTCCTTGTTTTCTTCTTTTTAGAGAGAATAACAGGATTTGTTGTTTCTATTTCAGATTTTCCCATATTTAATTGAATTAAATCGGAAGCCTCTCCCTTTGTCATTCCTCTTGTTTCAAAAGAATCTGCAAGAGCCATTCTGTCCTTTATTCCTGAATCTGGTGCAGTCAAAGAGGCTAATGTCCTCAATTGACGGCGAGTTGCGCTTTCAGCCCTCCAATTCTTTTGGCTAAGAATAGGCTTTGGTGCAAGGCTTTCTTGAATAGTTTCTTTCTTACTACCTTCTTTAGTAGAAACAATAGAATCATATTTTCGCTTTAGGTTTTGTACTAGCCTATCATGTCCATATTTTTCTAACATCAATTCTCTAATTTCTGTATAAGTGCTACCTGCGCTTCTCATTACAACAAGCGTGGCTATTTCTTCTGCGGTATATTTTGGCATTTTTTATTCCTCCTTACATATTTATTACGGTGTATTCTTTTACTTCTTCTCCGTTGAAGAACCTTTGAATCCATTGTGCGCCTAATCCTGCGATTGCGACTTGCATAAAATGAACTCCTGTATTTGTTCCATCCCATGAATCCCCTTGACAACTGAAAGAACCTTCTTCACCTGCTAAGAGCATATCATACATTTTAGGGTCGGCCTTGTGCGACACAAGGGCGGCGTTTCTACCCTGCGCTCGTAGGTCAAGCCATTTAAGACTTGTGTTGTATAATGTTCGCCTGACGCTCAAGTTATCAACACAACAAACCACAAGGTCATAACCCTGCATCTGCTTCTTAGTCAAAATAGGATATTCGCTACCAAGACTGACAGAATCATAATTTTCAGCCATAATGGATGCCTTGTTGCGACTTACATGACCGAGATTAAAGTTTTGATAAGATATATTCTTATCTTCAACTGAATCTGGGTCAGCCACAGTTATATCATAAAGACCTACTTTATCTAAAAGGGGAATTAGAAAACTTCCAATTCCACCTGCTCCAATTACTAATACTTTTCTCATTCATATTCCTCCTTATCAAGTTCTTCATAATATGCAATATTATCAGCATATTCCTTTTTAATTTTCTTCCAATGAATTTCGTGAGAACAAAATTCACAATTTTCATCTCCACAATCTTCCATTCCAATCTTCTTCTCAAGCGTATAATTGAGATATGCGTCATATTCAGGATGCCAGACAACTAAATGCCCCATATCCTCGTATTTCTTAACTTCTGCTTCTTCTTTGGAAAGAGGCATAACATCATTTACATTTACATTTGTCTTACAAATAGGACAATCCCAATTAGTCCTGAGCATGAAATCTAAATCTAGTGGTGCTGATGTCAAAAAACGATTGTTTTGTTCTCGCAAATAAAGTTCAGCCTTTTCTTTACAGAAAGGACAGTCTGTTCTTAGTCTCTCAAGAACACTAGCAACTCCTTTTTCCATTTCATCGGCAAGTTTTGATTCATCAAATTCTTCAATTACTTTTTCCATATTTATTCCTCCACTAAAATCATTCTAGGAACAATAAGTTCATCAGTTAGCACACAATTCCAATTACAAGTAAGATTAACAGGCAGACCTGCCGCAAGTATCTTATTTTGATGTTGGATTTGCCGCATCATTTGGATGCAACAAGGGCAGTCTGTGTTTAATTTTTTATCTTTATACATATTTATTCCTCCTCAAAATGTTTTACCATGCATAAATTCACGACTTTCGTTGTATTCTATTTTTGCTAGAATTGCTCCTGCAATATCTAAATCTTTACCAAACGCATAATCCATAATACGAATTACTGCATCGGCTAATTCTTCTTCAAGATTACTAAACTCCATAATCTTTGACGAAGAAGGATTACCTTCACGCAAAGCCTCAAGTGCTTCGCTAATTTCAGCATGAATCAAGGCCATGCGTTCTCCGTCATTTGGTTCTTCTTTCCAAAAACCATGATTAACAGCGTTCTTATAAACTTTCTTTGCAACTTTATTCCATTCTTTAGAAAATGTCATTGTTTCACCTCAATATATCCTCGCTCAATCTGAACCTTTCGTGGTAAGCATTTTGCACACATAGCAAACACTTCTCCATTATTTACCCAGAGTTTTGATTCTTCACGGCTCATTTCTTTTCCACATTTATCGCAAGTTGTAATAGCACGATAATGCTCATTTGTTTTGTTTTTATTTTTTACCATAATTTTTTCCCCCTAATTTCTTTAACCTTTTTCATATCGAGATAGGATAAAAGGGTTCTAGTATTTTTTAATAAACTATCTCTTTTTTTGTTTGTTTTTTCACAAATGTATTTTTGTGTAATTTCTGTGTGTGAAAGAATCACATTTGCAGTAATCCAGCAAATACATTCATAGTGATTAACTGTTTTGTTATAGTCATTTGCTTCAAGAATAGTTTCAAAATATTCCATTGTCTTGACCGCTTCTTTATTAAAATCATTTCCAGCATTTAGTTTAGAAAGAACTCTATCTAAAAGAAAGTATTTATTCTCACGCACAGGTCTAAAACCTACATGTTTCTTTATCTTCTTTACTACCTTTTTTGCTTTTGGTATTTCAGAAGATAAGTCTAAAGCCACCTCTTCAAAGGTATGCGGTGTTCCTTGTTTTAGTAGCAGAAAATATACAATAGATACTGCTCTTGTCTCATAAGTGTCGCTAGTTGAAAATACGCCCCTATTGAATAAGTCAAGATATAACTTATGCATTTCTTCTTGATTTAGAAGATGACTAAATGGTGCAAAAACCATATTGCAGTTATGCAGACCGTCCATTACATATGGTGGGAGAACTGAATTAATAGTTTTCTTAACTACATGTGATTTAATATTTTTAATATCACCAACAATGGAAGAACCCAATCCACGATTGAATAGTCCCAAGTTAGCAGTATGGGTCGCTTCTCCACCTTTAAAGCCTAAAGTGGTCTGCTCAAAGATTTGAACATCAAGAACAAGACCGCATACAGAACAGACGGTTTCTCCAAGAGTTTCGTCAAATTCGTTGTTTCGGCTTCCACAATCTTCACATTTCAATTTCATCAAAATCAAACCTATTTTCATTTTTATTACCGACCAAATAGCGTCGGATGGTGCTCACAATTTGTATCGTAAAAGTGTCATTTAATAAGGCTAACGCTCTTGCGGCGAATTGGTCGCCAAGTGAGGAACCCTTTGCCATATTGTCAATACAAATTGGGCCTCGCCAATCTATGTCATCTTCATCATCTTTTCTAATGGGTTGCCAAACATATGTTGAAACCATCTGAATTTCAGACTTAAATTTAGTGTCTGTAATTTTCCAGTCGTAGTCCTTTCCTTTAACATAGAGAGAAGAAAGTTCACCCTCTTCATCATAAGTGGCTCTAAGTCTGTCGGGGTACTGGTTAAGAAGTTCTTGAACCAATTCAATGGCTCTTTGTTCAACAATATCTTGTGTTCGGTTCTGCGAAAGAAATGCTCTCATCACTTTCATGCTTGATTCCGAACCTTCTTCATCCATTAGACGATAATAAAGTTCATCGGGGCTAATATTTACCCAAGAACCGACTTTCTTCCCATGAAGATAAAAATTACAGAAAGTATTTAATTCTCGGACGGTCATTGTTCCCCAAATACCATCACTAATCTCAACTGCGATTTCTTTATCGCCAATCTGCTGACAGTTAAGACGAACCTCAATTTTTTCACGACTCTCATTAAAATCATAAAAGAAATAAGGAATACGATTTTCAAGACAATACTTTACATCAGCAGGTAGATTCAGCGTTGCATACAAAGTAAGTAATAACTTAGCAGGGTCTTGTTCAAAACAAGATTTATATGTCAAACGAGCCAATGCAGAAATAATATCTGCCAAATTAGCAACCTTGCCATTTATTTCATAACGAATACCTGAACGAGAAAGCAATACGGGACAGGAACCAATTTTAACTAAATGATTAAAAGTTGGCTGAAAGCCATTTCTACGATTATATCTTGTCTTTTTAGGAGACAAATAGCCCCGCCAGTAGTTCTCAATTCCTGCTAAAACAGGGTCTTTCTTTGACCTGTTCGGCCTAATAAGTTCTCTGGAAAAGGTAAAGGTTTCACAATTAATTGTAGTGTTATATTTTTCACCACTATCATCGGGTTTTTGAATTTGAATTTCTGCCATATTTTCACATCACATACATATTTTTATTATCATTATCACAGAAATTGTGGATTTCCTTTTGTATTTCTTCTATTGACAACAATTGTTTTCCACAGACTCTACATTGTGTAGCGACCTGCTTATTTTTTCTCCTATTGAGAATATATTTTGGGTCTTTTTCTTTCATACATTTTCACCATTTTTTCTTTGATATTTTTTTCGTGAATACACACTTTACAATTATGTTTAGGGCATTCTTTTTCATGATAATCTAACATTTGTTTTATTTTTTCTGATTCGTCTTTAAAATATTTATGAAATCCTTTACTGATTGCTTCATCGTTATTCCAAAGAGTTTTTAGAAAGGTTTGAGAAAGTCTCCATATTTTTTCTTTATCATCTTGAAGAGAATGACAGACATTAATAGCCATAGCCAATCTATCAAGATTTGAATTATCATTATAATTACACATTTGGATTATTACACTTTCACATTCCTTATAGGAATTAAAAAGCGTTGTCATATTCCCACCTAAATTTCACAAGCACCACCCGCACAGGCTAGTTCGCCCGATAGGTCAGTATTGTCTTGAGTTTCAACAACTTTAGACAAATCAACTTGAGTCAGAGTTTTGCTTAATTCTTTAAACATTTCAGCATTACAATCTTCGAAGGGTGCTTGAGTATAAGACCCGCCATCATAAGGTAAAACAGATAAACCGTTATAATAATGTCTGTTAATCCACATCCATTCAGCAACCTTCTCCCATTCATCTTCTTTGATAGAAACTGTTGCTGAAACATTATGTGTATTCAGCCCGTCATTATGACCCGCACCAACCCAACGAATACTAAAGTTCTTAACTCGCTCTAATAAATCAAATACTGATTCGTGGCGAGTGATTGCTCCTTCTGGAGCCTTTTGAGGAATACTAATAACTGCTTGTTCAATCGGATTAAAGAACTCATCTTCAACCAATTCGGGATGATTACGAATCAAGTAGTCATAAATGGCTTCATTTTTGCCTACTCTAATTCTGCGAATGTAGTAATCGTTGTGCCAAGCATGAATGCCACTTGATGTTCCAAGAACAAGAGAAGTGGTTCCAGCAGGTTTAACACAAGTTGTCCGTGAAGCAGGATTAATACCGATAATTTTGGCAACTCTTTCATTTTCTTTTTTAACTTCATATGCGGCCATTTCTAAATCAAGATGTTCCACAACATTGGAAGCGATACCTGTCATAGAAACACCAAGCAAAGCATCTTTTTCTGTTGCTTTACGCCATACTTCACGAAGATAATGAAAATCAGTATATCCCGCTTGAAGCGTTCCGAGGAAAGCGGCGGCAGAAACTCTTGATTCTAAATCTGCTTGGTCAATTACATTTGACGCATTTACTTCCGTAAGATTACAAAACTGATATGGTCGCAAAGCAATTTCACAGCAGGGATTCGTTCCCCAGTCTTTGTCATTATTGAAATAAATTCCCGGTTCTCCTGAACCCGATGCTTTAATTCTGTTCCACAAATCCATAAAGAAATCTTTCTTTACACGGTGTCGCAATAAAACTGCTGAATTGTTTGCTCTTCCTCTTTGAGCATTCTTTTCCCACCAATTGCCAGACTTACATGCAATCATTTCGTGGTCATCTGCTGAAAATAAACTTATCATAGCCGCACGACGAATACCGCCACTTAAAACTGCATCAGCAATATGACACATAATATCATGTGCTTGGATTGGTTTTAACATAGAGCCGTTAGGAATGTTTTGGAGCATACCTTCAATTTTGACAAGACATTCTCTTAGTGGCTGTGGGCCGGGGGCTTTTCCACCGGAAGTTTTCAAAAGAGAACCTTTTGGTCTAATATCAGAATAATCAAATGTAGGCGTAGATGTTCTAACTCCTGTATAACACTCCATCAAAATCTTAACTGCGTCAGCCCAACCTTCTATTGAATCATTCACTAAATATCGCCTTTGGCGATTTGGATTAGGATGTTGAATCGGTGCCAGCAATTCAACATGATGTCGCTGAACAGAATATCCAACTCCTGTTCCACCCAATAACAGAAACATAGCCTCACTAAAAGCAACATGGGTATCAATAGGCATATATGCACAATTATATACACGATTTGGGCTAATCTCAATTGGCTTACCACCAAACTGCATTGAGCGCATAGATGGCAATACTTTCTTTGTTTTCACAAAATGAGTATAAACATCTATAATTTCATCCTTAAGTTGTGGATAGGTTTTAATGTGCATTTGCATATTTCTCTCAACGATTTCATCCCAAGTTTCTCTTCGGGACTTTTCTTCGCTAAATTTAGCATATTTCATATGCACCGTAATATCTGATAATATCTTAATGTTTTGTTCTTGTATCATGTTTAACACCTATATTTTGTCCTTTTTGGCAAAGCATCTAAAGTTGTAAAACTAAAGATAAATGGTGTTTGTCCATCTGTCAAGACCCATTCTTTTTCCTCCACAAAAGACCAATTCTTAAAATCAAGAATTGCTTCTTTTCCGTGTGTTGTAAATAAATCTTCAACAGAAACAAACACCTGCCCTGCGTAGTCAATCCGAGTTTGTCCCTCGGCATAAATGTAGCCCTTCCGCCCCGTCGCAAGGATATGACGAGGTGGGTAAAAATCGGGCTTCACAACTGCTAAACCATTGAGCAGTAATGCGTTTTTGGCGTATTGCCAGCCCTTCAAATCAAGCATTAATTTAAGGGCATCTTCGTGAATAAAATTGAGCAAATCGGGTTCCATCACTCAAAAAAGGGGAAGCCGCCAGTTAATATAACTAACGACTCCCCCGATTGTGGGCGATTGAGAACAGAAAGAATTACTTTCAGTAATTCCCTCCAACAATAGCAGGGGTCAAGTCCACCGCTTGAACGGTGTCCCAGTTAATCTCTGCTATTGCTTCTCTCGCAACCATTTCTCCATCAATAAAAACCCAATGGGTCGGATGGTCGCCAATTTGCTCAATCACTTCAGATGAAGCGAGCATTAAGTCTGTATGTCCTGTTTCATTCAAAATTCGTAGTCTAATCATTGTTTCAACTCCTGTTGTATTCTTTCCTGTTCTCAATCATATATAAAGGGCTTCATCAAACGGGGTGGCCCCCACCCTGTTGTTGCTTTGCCTTTAATCTGTCAATTAATTCACTTGCCTCAAATTTGGTTTTCACCTTCTCATCATATCCGAGGTCTTTTAGATATTTGAGTTGTTTTTCCGTAGGTTTTAAGTCATTATACTTTCTGTGTAAGAAAGTAATGTCTTCCTCAGAAAGAGACTTTCTCCCTTCCATTCTTTCTTTGATTCTAACGAGTATATTAAGTTCATTAGAATGTGAAGCCCAAGTTTCATCAAACATAGGTATATTGTATTGAGCACAACCAAAACGGAAGGTTCGGTTTTGCTCACGAAGAAATGCTTTACTACGCTTCTGTTGTCGTTCAAATTCTTCTTGAATTTTCTTTTTACGCAAAAGACTAAGTCTTTCTCTTTCTTCACGCTCTTTACGGAGTTTTTCCTGATATTCAGGAGACTGAATATACCTACGATGTTCTTCTAACTTTGCCTGTCTTTCGGCTTCTAAACGACGGCGGCGTTCTTCCTTTTCTCTTCTTTTTTGAGCAAGATGAGCCTTTCTTTCTTCTATTCTTTTCTTTTCTTTTAAGAAAGGAATAGACAGTTCACCGGACTTAACATAAAATAATGCAAGGTCTTTCATCAGATTATCGTTTGGAAAACCGTGAACCGTTTGCTGATTCTTTGGATTATCGGGATGGTTCCAACGCCAAACAATAGATGCCATTTTATATCCAGTTTGTCCAAATCTGCCCTCTGCTCTTTTACGAATAGTTGTAATAAAGCGGCTTTCTTTGAGTTCTTCATCCCAATATTTGTCTCCTTTTTGGTGAACATTATAAAATAAATCCATTTCACGAACTGCTTCAAACATCATTTCAAATGCTTGGCCCTGTTCAGCCCACCATGCTTCTGCTTTCATAGACTTAATACGAACATTAATCCATTCCTTGATTTGTTCATCAGTAATCATATCAGCAGAAATATTTAACTCCTGAGAAATTTGACGAACAATCAAATATGAATTGATATGGTCGCTACCGACACATTCAACATTTCCATTCTCTGTATTTTCAATACGGAAATGATATTTAATCCGATGTCCACAAAGGCACTTGCCATATCCATTTCTGGAATTAGAAATCCATTCTGGCATTCTTTCTTGAGGAACATAATAGTCCGACCAAAAGACTTCACCAGTAGCAATCCATTCATGTTTTGCTTCTTCGTAATCATCTGCTACGGATAGTTCTACCATTCTCTCTTTCAAAATTCTATCCCATTTACCTTCACCTAATTGGCGTTTGACAGAGGTAATATCCAAATTATTCCTCTGTGAATCCCAATCATCATCGTCTTCAATAGGTATTAATATTCTTCTCCTCATAGAAACTCCCTATCCTCTTTTTCAAAGTTATACTGTTCTTTCAAATATCCAGTTAGAATATCATCCATCTTTTCTTGTAGTCCGTCAATAATGCCTGCAATAATGCGACGATTAAGACTAATCCACAATTTGTGATACATATTGATTACCACCTTTGGTTGGTCTTCCTCGTTTTGAGTAATCACAATCGGCGGCATTTCATCAGTATCAATAATTCTAAATTCTACATTTGGTTTCATATTTAAGGGATTCATATTAACATCCTCCATTTTGCTTTTAACGAATCTGGATGCTGAATGTAATTACATTCAAAATTACCATTTTCATCATAGATTGGTTGCTGTAAATGCTCTTCGCAGAAGAGTCTTGCTTCGTTTGTCATTTGATATTGATTAACATTATCTAATGTTGCACTAAAAGTAAAAAAACGAATATCGTGCTTTCTAAATGCCCTCTGAATAGTAATACATATAGAGCGAATAAAATTTGTCGGTGTGCGTTCTAACTTTTTATCAAGACCGTGTGCTACAATTGCTTCATGAATATCATTAGGCGATAAGCGACTATACCTAATAAATTCATTAATAACTGCAGTTTCAATAAGATTTCTTTTTGTAAACATATTTCTTCCTCATTTTTTTATTTTAAGGGGCGATGAAAGACCGCCCCTACGAGAGTATATAAAGAACGCAAAAATAGTGGCGGGCGTATCAGGATTTGAACCCGAATCCCCGGCTTAGAAGGCCAGAATGCTATCCAATTACACCATACACCCATGCGAGCCACCATTCTCATTCTTTACTATAAAAGCCTCCTATTAAAAAGGCTTCGTTGATATTTTTGGTATGAATAATGTTTTCAATCCTTCCCAAATCATCAACTACGCTTTTATCTGCTCCTTGAACAATAAATTCAGATAAGAGCAAAGCCATGCGTTGTGGACTTGCGCTGACAATCATTTTAGATAATTGCTCAACCAAGTGGTCTTTATATTGCATGTGCGCTAGACAATCAAAACACTCAATTCTTTCAAGAGTATCATGTTTATGATTAGGAACGACATACCAAAGTTTGCCTTCGCACTTTTCACAAGCATCCATATGAAATCCTCCCATATCGTGCATGATTGCGACAATATCCTTTACAGAAACTCTGTTCTGGATAACCATATTTGTTTGCTTTTGATTCAAAGACTTTCTTACATTTATTATTACTACAAATTACTTTTATTGTTTTCATTTTTATTCCTCCTCTTGATAAAAGTGAGCATGAACAAACAAAATTAGCCAAGAGTAGAAGTCCAAATTGTGTAGTCCTTCTGACATATCTTCTTTGTATTGTTCTTTAACAATTTCTTCAAAGGTTTCAAAATGCCTCATAAAATACATTTCTTCTTTTATTCTTTCTTTATCATAAAATGGGTTTGGTTCTTTCATTTTTATTCCTCCATAAGTTGTTGTGGATAGCGGGGCTTACGGGCATTGTAAGCACGAACACCCACATTGTATTTCTTTGCATAGTGGTTTGCAGGAAACCAATCGGGACGACGGTTTTTACGCCATTCAGCAAAACGCCACTTGCCTTCAAGATAATAATGGCGGTAGGAACCAATTACAAAATCCCAATCATCAGTTTGCCTACCATACTGAACTCTTTGGGTATTATGAAACTCGTCTGCATTAATGCGATATTTGTCATCCATAGCAATTGAAACGGGAGTAAGTTTATTCAAAGGATAATTGTGATTTTCAATTAATTCACGGTATGAACCGCAATCAACAATTCTTTTCTCTGTTCCGTGTTTTTTCTCATAACGATGAGTGTATTCAGAACAAAGAAACACACCGTGATATAAAAGCCAGTCAAAGTTAGCCAAAGACTGCCTCGCCCAAATGGTTGAGGGGTGATTTAGCATGGCTGGCTTCATCAATTCGGACTCGGTGGCGAGGTGAAAAGCCTTAAGGTCTTTCAATTGAGGTTCTTTATCGTGTTCTTTGACATATTGCATATAAAGAATGTTAGTATGCAACATTTGACAGGTTTCAGTCGGCATCTTGACAATATGTTTGTCAATCATTTCTTTAGCCGCTTGTTTTGGACTTCGTGATAGTGCAAAGATATTCATATAATCAACTCCGTGATTTTAGGTATGCTTTGTAGGAGTCCATACCTTGACTCCGATATAATTTGTAAAGCCTCGCTTCTCGTTCAGCAGTAGCGATAGGCTTCATTAAAAATTTTTTATCAAAGAACCGATGGCTCTCTGGTTTAAGTTTATCTTTCATTAATTTCATTTTTATCTCTCCATAAAGGGCGAGGAAAATAGGTTCATGCCAAAAACCAGCACTATTACTGATGAGATAAGTACTTTCCTATTTTTAGTCGTAAAACCCCTGTGCAGGAAAATAAAGGCGTATAGCGTCAAAGACTTACAAAAGAAGTTTGAGGGTGTTGCGACCAACAACACCAACCCATTTAGGTAGCACCATTTCCTTATTTTTTATTTTGCTTAAACCTGCTATCAAATCGAGCGCACATGAGGCTCGAAGTGAATATTATTCAATAATTAGTTTTGATTGATTTCCATTCCAAGTGATTTCAATTGGAATACGGAATGTTCTTTCACCAATCGCACCACATTCCAAACAAACAAAATGCTGGTCAATTACATTAAATCTACCATCAATCATTCTTAAGTCTTCTGCGGTTAATTCATATTCATCGTGTAGACAATTCATAGTTGTCCCTCCAAATACTTTTCAAATAGTTGTTCAAGTATTGCATCAATATATTTCATTCATCTTCCTCCGGTAGATTAGTATATTTCACAATATGATTACATCTGGCAAAGTGAGCAATTTCTTCTACTTCAATGGCATAATCATCTGCTTCTTGCCATTCATTCAATATATGTTCAAGAATGCTGGTGTTCCAATCAGGATATTCCATCAAGAAACAGACCACATCATTGTCTGACCATTTATCTACAATTTTCATAAACTCTTCATATTTCATTCTTCTTCCTCCGAAAGTTTCTTAAGCATTTCTTGGACTTGTTTTGCCCAAGAATCAACACATAGCATATCGAGGAAAGCATTTCGGTAGTTTCCGTCTTCGTAATGTTTTAGTGCATCTCTCATACAAAGTGCCATCACATGAATTTTTCTTTCTGGTTCAGAAAGAATATCTTCTTCTGCTTCCGTATATTTGCTGTTCAGTTCAATTTTAAATTCTTTTAGTATCAACATTTTTATTTCTCCTATGTTTTGTTTAGGGCTTTGCACCCTTTTGAGCGTCAAAATTATCCAATTCGTTCACGCTTACACGAACAGAGCAGGGGAAACATCATCCCTGTGGAATATCAATTAATTCCCGGCCTTGGGCCAACAAAGAATAAATTCTGCTTTGCTCTGGTAATAGCAACATAACAAATGTTGTTTTCCTCATGTCCTCCCTTCGGATGAGGCATTCTATTCGTAGCAAGGATATAAACATTATCTGCTTCAAGTCCCTTTGCTTTATGAACAGTAGAAAGCATAATTTCTCCAACATCAGGATTGTCAAAAACACGCTTAATTTCTTCAATGATTCCACCGACAGTTGTTGCTTTACCAACAAAGATAGCGATACAATCCCGCCTATCTTCAAGAGCAAAGGCTTGAGACTTTTTATCTTCGCTAATTAATTTTTCATATTTAAAATCAAAGTCTTTCTCATACAATTGCCAGAACTCGTCTGAACCCATATGTTTATTCTTTGAAATCTTCTCAACCGCCATAATTAATCCTTTAGTCATATCACGACCAAGAATATATGCAGATTTACCCGCACTAATTAATTCGTAAAACGCCCCAACTAAAGGTGCATTATATCTACAAAGAACCATATCATCTGCTTGTGGATTAAACGGAGCATCTTCAATGACACTACCATTAATTGCATTTTCATGGTATTTTAGTTCAGGAACATATCTATTGGCTTCTTTAACAACCGATACGGGACACCGCCATGTAATTGAAAGAGGAAAATCGCTGATTTTTCTCTCGCCCTTTGAAAGACGCTGATGAAACATGGCAATTGAGTTTGAGTCAGCCCCACGGAAGCCGTAAATTGCTTGGTTTTTATCACCAACAATAATACAACGACCACCATTAACGCTTCGCATAATCAACTCACGCTGGCTTTCATTGAAATCTTGTGCTTCATCAACAAATAGAATATCATAGCGAGGAAGAGGGTAATTATTTACCAATGGCAACCAAACCATGTCATCAAAATCAATCAAATGAGTTTGAGTTTTGCACATCGTAAGAATGGCTGGCATGGCTTCAAGAACGATATTTAATTCTCGTTCTGAATGAAAGTTGATGTTATATTCACCAATAAGTCCGTGTAGTGATTTGATGTCTTTTGCATCAATAAGGCTACCTTTGACTAAAGAAACCAGTTTCTTTACAGGTGGTATGTGAAAGTCCTTCCCAAGAAGTTCTTTTACAATATTATTTACTTTAAAGTTATTCACCTTTGTTCTTACTCCAGCACTACGAATAGCGGCAAATCCAAAGGCATGGAAAGTTTTTGCTTCTACATTGTCCGGTAGTCGCTCTTGTAATTCAGTAGCAATTGATTTATTGAAAGCCAAAAATGCTGCTTTTGTATTTTCAGGGAGTCTGTTTGCACCTTCAACAATAGTGAAGGTTTTACCGCATCCTGCACCTGCGCTAACAAATACATGGTCTTCTGTGTTTTCAATTGCATTCCAAATGTTTTCTTGTTCTTGTGTTCCTTTTATCATGTTTCTTTCTCCTGTAAATTAGGGAATAGGTGGAGAAGGAGGCAAAACCGAACTTAATCGGTCATACTTCGTTTGTTGCCCCTGCCTCAACTTCTCCGTGAAAATGGTGCTGAGAGCAGGATTTGAACCTGCGAACCGTTAAGGACAGGAGTTTAAGCCCTGCGTGTTTAACCATGCTCCACCATCTCAGCATTTGAATTTGTATAATGAAATGAGAATATTTACATTAAATAGATGGAATAGTGCAACCATTCGGCGCACTTCAACAGGGGCAGGAGCGAGCCGTATAAGACCGGCGGCACCCCCCTCACTCTTTGTTGGCTGTTTGATTAAATCCTCATCAATTAAACCTAATGAGGTAGATAAGCCACAAACAAAGACCTACAACAATTGACCCCCAAAAAAGTCTCAATCGTACATTGTTTGGAGGATTACATTTTTTCTTCAAGCAGTAATGACTGGTTGAAATAACCCCATGATGCACATAGGATTCAAGAAGATGATTTGAACCTTCAGGAATATCAATACCGCAAGACTGGCAAATATAGTCTTGTTTTGCTTTGACATAAACTTCTTCAACAAGACGCATTAAATCACCCAAAGGAGGAAGAAGAGAGGAAAAGCCCGAAAGCCCCCAAGTTCATGCGCCTCTCTTCTTCCATTTGTGGAAAAGGGGGGAATAGGGAACCTTGGCTCCCTATTCCCCATTGTTCAGTTCAAGGAACTGGAAATGCAAACAATAAAGAATTAACTTTATTCTTCGGAGGAAAGGAGGGAATCAACGCTTCCGTCCCATTGTCCGTCTTTATACAACTTTCCGAGGTTGTTGCGGGTTCGCTTAACAACTGCGGAAGCGTATTCATTTGCATCTTCAAAAGCACCGCCACCAGATTTGATGTGCTTCATGGTAATTGCACCGATGATTTCATCGTGGTTAAAGTAGCCAGTAGCGGCTTCTTCAACAACTCCACAAATTCGGTCAATTGATACACGAACTGCGGCTGGAACAGCAGATTTTTGACCCCTTCGGAAAGGTGTGCCATCTCTGCCCTTCAAAAGTGCTTTCAAAGCACCTTCGGCGGCGGTTCGCTCATCAGGGTTGTTAGACCCAATTTGCAGGTTCAATTCAACGACTTGACGCAATCCAGCATCAAGCGAGGTGTCGGCTTCAAGGTATTCATTGACCTCAATAACGAGGCTTTCCCATTGTGTGTCGTCCATATTTTTTCAACTCCAAGCCATTTTGTTGGCTCTGAACTTTCCTCTTGTCAATGGTATATAAGGGGCTTCATCTCCAAGGATGAGGTGTAATTTTTGCACCGCCGAAGGCAGAACCGAATCCGGCGAGGGCAGATTTGAATTTGCATAGCGGCATCTTTCAATCGTGTTTAAAATGAATCAAATGATTTCTTTTATCTTTACTTTGCCCTAATGTAATTAATTGTTCAAAATGAATAGCGATTGAAAGACATTAACGCTTCCACGCCATGAGAACCTTTCTCATGTGTTTCGCAGTCCATGAGAATCGGGGTTATGCAACACAACCTTTTCAAAACTAAACGAAAACAGCATTTTGCCCCACCTTTTTCGCATTTCTCATTTTCGCATGGGGGGCCATGATATTCTCCCTCTCATAATAGGGCACTTGTGTAAAGACACATAAGCCCCTAATTTTAGAGGGGCATATTTCAGACACAGTATGATAATAATGAGAATATGATAATATATGTAAAACATATATCTTCTGCTACACAACCCTTTCATATTTGAGGGGATAGTGTTTCTCATCCCATGAGAAGTTCATGCGAAACAGTTCATACTTCTCTATAATACTAATATTCATATTCGTATTCTTATACGAATTAATATAAGAACAATTGAATACTACCCAAATGACTCAATATCAAATTAAGGGGTAATAATTTATACAAAGTAATGCAGTTGAAGCATATGTAAAACAACATAATGTCGCTTTTAATGATGTATTCAAACCATATGGTTTGAGACACTTTGTAGACTTAAACCCTATATTCTCTAAGAATGGCTTAATTATGTGCAGAGAATGTGTAAAAGCCTTGACCACCATTAGCCCGTTGATGAAAGCCCACCTCAAAGAGAAGTTCAATGAGTCTATGAAAAACGATTTGAAGATTCTTGATGCCAATGTTCCGTTTCTTCGTGCTTACGAAATGCACGCTGAAGCCCTTAAACACACCATTGATTCGGTCTTGATGGAAGAAATCGGTGATATGGTCGTTTCTCTCCTTACCGGCGATATGTCCGGCATGATGGAAATGTTGGGCGAATCCAGCGACTTTCAAAAGGAGTGGGCTTGAATGAAGAAAGAAATGAAAGAAATCGTGTTTGAAATCCTTAACTATGCTGTTGATGCCTTGAAGTATGAAAGCCGTGGTGATGAACATTACAAAATCTCTTTGAGTCTTCTCAAAAGTTCTTCACAACAACTTTTCTATTCTTGGGAAGAGGAAGAATAGTGCCTTCGGGCCATTAAAACAAAGCATGACCATATGGTTGTATTGCTTTGCAATTAAAACCATATACTGCAAAAGCACCCCTCTTTTGCTTCGGGGGTCGCTCCCCCGAAGGGGATTGACCGAATACCCTTGTTGGTGGGGGTAAGGTGTGATTTTTCTTGTAGTGAGACACATAGCGAATATGACGGCCAAGCGGTATAGATTATTTGTTCCCTGTGAAAGCGATTAAGGCTCAAAAGGCGCATGGCTACTAACCATGTTCGTAAAATCAGCAGACTGGCTCTTAAGACACTAAGAGCACCAAAAAGTGAGAGCGACCCAATCGTTTCAGTCTTGGAGATACCCAATTCTTCATCCCATCCTTCACATTCCTATGGCTATTAGTGGCCATAAAACCATAGTGAAACAAAGCCGAAACACAGCGTAGTAAATCGTGAAAGCAACAAGTAGCCTTCTATTGGTATACCAGTTTTAGGAATAAGGAACAAAGTAGCGTAGTTAAGCGGATATGTATGGAGTAGGCGGCGTTTTATTCTCACAGCCACCTGTTAGAGAGCAACTGATGTAGGAAACAGCATTGGCAATTGTAAAGGCACAAACGGGCATATTAGTAAAAATATCAATCATAATGAGACTTTTCCCTGCCCCGTTTGTTGCCCCCTCAAAATATATTGGGGTTAAACATTACATTTGCAAAGCATTAAACCATATGGTTGTAGACTTTGTATTACAACCCTATTATATTCAATAGGGAATCCATTGTTGCTTCAAGGGGCTAACTTGAGCAACACCAACCGAAAAGAGGTGAAAAAACATGAAGAAAAACAACTGGATAAGTAATGCAAACAAAGTGCGAGCATGGGCCGAAAATCAAGACCCAAGCGATAACTTGAGTGCCGTTATGCTTTCCCTTCAACTGGGAGACAATGCGGCCAATGATGACCTTCGTTCTACCTATTGGACAGCAATTCGTTCAATTGGTTCAACTATGGATGGTTTTCCACAGGCCCGCCGTGGCAGGGAAAGCAATCTATCAGAAACGCAGGAACTTGTTTTGGCGACTGTGGAGGAAAGCGTGGCATATGCCTTTGCTCAAATCCCTACTGAATACCACGAACTACTCCTTACGGTAATTGTTCCACACGGGCGAACTGGTGGCGTTTATGGCTCCTTTGACGAATTGTGCGCTTCTTTCAAGAAGCAAGCACATAACTACATCATTCAATCAATGAAGGATGGTCGTGTGGCTATGACCAAAGACGGCGAATTTGACATGAAGGGCGACCTTCTTCAAATCACGCCCCGAACCAAGCCTATCAAGGCTGAATCTGACGGAGGTTCGGCAGAAGAGTGATTGCAACAGGTTAGCCCCTTGTTGCCCCCTTTAGCCTTCGGGCTATTGGGGTTCGCCATTACATTAACAAAGTCTCAAACCATATGGTAAGAGAAACTTTGTGGCTACGCACCCTATATTGTATTAGTTAGGCTTTATCATGTTTACCCGACAGCATTACGAAAGAATAGCCGAAAACCTTGCAGATAACCGAGAGGTTCACCCTAAGACCATTGAAATTATGATTTGGTCATTCAAGTGCGATAATCCACGCTTTGACGAGAACCGCTTTCTTGAATACTTCTACGCCGAATATGTCGAAAGCCACGGTTTCCAGTACCCTTGGGTATTGGAAGAGGATAACCCAAAATTGACCATTCCTCATGTATGAGGTAAAACCGCCCGACAATTGGCGACCCTCGGCCAATTAGCCCGACCCGAACAAACAGGGAAGGCAGGGATTAAAGACCACCCACGGAGAAAAGGGTTAATTCTCCGTGGGTGGCATCGGGCCGTTTCACTTAATTAACAAAGCATATTACCATATGGTTGTAATGGCTTTGCCTGCACTTTAATTACAACCTTATACTGAATAGTGGGGTCTTGGTTGCTTCGGGGAGTTATGAAGCATCAAACCCACTTGGAGGAATTGATATGAATACGAAAAATTGGACGAAAAACACGAATGCCGTTCTTGCGTGGCTTGGGCGTGAAGAACGAGGTGATAACGGTAAGGCCATTGAATTGAGCATTATGCTTGGAAATGGTGCAGAGAACGACGATATGCGTTCTACTTACTGGACGGCTATCCGAAGTATTGGGAGCGTTTATGACGATTTCCCAGTCGCTCGCCGTGGTCGGGAGTCTTCACTTCCCGACTATGTGGAGCAAAATGCGCTTTCTGTGAAGAATGCGGTTCAAAATGCCTTTGCCACCATTGGTAGTGCTGACTTGATTTTGCAGGTCATTCTGCCTCATGGACGAACTGGCGGTGCTTTTGCAGATATTGAAGCATTGGCGGAGAACTACGCTGAAAAGGCGTACAAGGCTCTTTTGACCGGCTACAAAGATGGTCGTTGGGATGGCTCGCTTGATGGCGAAATGCCCAACATGACCCCACCTGCCGTGAAAACGGCTGAAGGAGGTCAAGAAGAGGAATGATGCGGATTAACTCCCCGTTGCCCCTTTTTGGGGTTTCCGTAAACTGGCAAAGCCAAACCATATGGTTGTAAAGTTGTTAATAACTACTATATAGGTTTGTATAACTGGTGTAGTTATTCATCATAGATGGCTGTAAACAATGTTTAAACAGTTGCGTAATGCGTTCTATAGAAAAGCGTTAGTGTATATTTAACGAAATAAACAAAAAGAAATGGTAGTTATTAACAACTTTTCGCGCTTCATAAGAACATACAACCATATGGCTTTGTTTCAAATTTTTTAAATTAGTTTGTTTTAAAGAATTATCGTTTAAACCACCTATTTTGAATAAAAACGCTTTAATTATTCATCTTTAAAGCATTAAATTACTTTGCCCCAAGGCAATAACCGCCACTATTATAGGGTATGGCGTTCACCCAGTAAATGATACAGAATGTCTCCCGAACAAGAGGCAAAAGACAGATTAACCGAAGTATTCACAATAATCAAAGATACTCTAGAAGATGCAAATAAGAGTAAACGAACATTAAGGAAACTTACTGATGAAGAGAAAGCCGCAATATCAGAAATAACAAATAAATTAAAACAAGTTAGAACTAATTTATCCAATTATTTAAAAACATTTAGAGTACAAACAAGCCTACAAGATTTTAACACGGGCCAAAACTGATAATCTTTAAAACATATACTTTTTATCCTGGGAATACATTTTTTATCATTTAAATGAGGACGCAAGTGCCAAAA